ATGAGATTCGATGCTAGGGCCGCAAAGCAACTCCAGCCCGACACCCATCTTACCTTCGAAGCCTTTCCTGGCTTGCGTCTCGAGGCGACCGTCTCGAAGCGTAGCTGGATCTATCGATTCAAATCTCCGGTCGATGGCCGTATGCGCCAGCAGAAGCTTGGCGAGTGGCCAGCTATGTCCTACGCCGCTGCGATTGCCGCATGGGAGGAAGTGCGGGCCCGGCGCGATTCTGGCGAAGATCCGGTTCTGACTCGCAAGGCTGCGAAGCCCATCGTCGCAATGACGCCGGAATCATACACGGTGAAGCAATTATGTGAAGATTTCCTCACCGGGCACATTGAGCGTCACCGCGATTCGTATGGGGCGCAGAAAACGCGTCAGCGCATGATGGCCAAAATTGCGCCCGTCGCCGATCTGCCAGCCTCCTCGATTACACGTCGCCAAGCGTTCGAACTACTCGAAGGGCAGCGACAAGCGCCACGCAATGCCGCCGTCTTCCGATCCGAACTCGGGGCCGCATGGGACTATGCTCTGGACGCCGGTCGCATCCCCGAAGACGCGCCCAACTGGTGGCGGCAAGTCATGCGCGGGAAGCTCCGCAGCGTTGGCCGCAAGCGTGGCGGTACCGTCCAGAACATCAAGCGCGTCCTCAGCGAAGACGAGCTTTCGATACTGATCCCCTGGCTTCCCAACCTCTCCGAAACGATATCTGACGTGCTGACCATGTACCTTTGGACCGGTCTGCGCGGCGGCGAGATCGTGCTGATCGAGGGCAAGGAAGTCTCGAAGGAATCGGACGGCCTGTGGTGGACGATCCCGAAGGCGAAGACCAAGAACAAGAACCGGGCGAACGCTACCGATCATCGGGTGCCGCTCGCCGGCCGAGCGCATGAAATCGTCCAGCGCCGACTCAAGCTATATGGGAAGGGATATCTATTCCCCACTGCCGACAGCCCGTACATTCCTCAGAAGAGCGTCCAGGCGGTAGTGTGGGCGCATCAGCCCTACTCGCTCGAGCCGGGTCAGACATTGCGGCCGGTCCTGCCTGTGTCGCATTGGGCGCCGCATGACTTGCGCCGCACGTCGCGGACCATGCTCGCCGCGATAGGATGCCCACGCGAAGCCGCCGAAGCGATTCTCGGGCACATCCTGCCGGGCGTCGAGGGGATATACAACAGGCACTCCTACGATAAGGAGAAGCGGGAATGGCTCACGCGGCTTTCTGCTCATCTTGAAGGGATTGCGCTCCGCCAATCCCAGGCGGGAGCAGATCCGAAACCGGCCTAGCTTCTGCCCAGCTTTCGACTTCCCGCACAAGCCACGCAACGCGGCGACCGGACAGAAGCCGGGGCTGCGGGAACAGGTTTTGACGGACCAGCTTCTTGACGCTTGATTCCGACAGAGACACGGCCTCGGACACGCCGGTCAGATCAAGATAAATTGGCTTCATGCTAGCGCTCACCCGCTTTCCTTTGGATAGGTCCATACCATCCCCCAATTTCTCGCAGTCGTTTCGATGATTTTCAGTGCTGCGGCTTCCATTACTGCGCCTGAGCCCTCGCAATCTCGACCAATCGCTGATCGGCCCTAGTCAGATCAAAAATGAAGTGACCGCCGCGCCTCGACTGCTCCCAGCATGTTGCCCAGAACGGTCGGTTGTTTTGCATCGCTCGGATCAGACTTTCGTTTCCCGACCATCCCCCGGTTGATGCATGCAGCTTCACGCCTTCGATATCCCACAGAAGATGCGGACACCACCATATGCCCAAGATGAAATCCAGCATCCCGGAGATGTCGACATGCGGCCATTCTTCGACGCGCTTGAGCGCAACGTCGGTCGGATATCCGTCTTCGTCTAGGTAGACGTCGCTCACGCTTCCTCCCGTTTCTCTTCCTGTTCAATCAGCTTGCGATACTCATCGACCTGTGGTCCCCATCGCTTCACGAATTCCCTCGCAGAGACGAGATCGCATTCCTTACACTGACAAGACCACGTAATACCGTGGCTGCACATATCGCCTAGCATTGGGCCTCCTTGCCTTGGGCCTTGAGGAAATCATCAATCTGATCGTCCAGAAATTCGCCGGTTGGCCCCTCGTCGTAGAACAGCGTGAGCGTCATTGCGGTATCGCTGGAGCCGTCGATCATCACGGCACGGCGGCGAAGCCATTGATAGCGCTCGTCACTCTTCATCGCTGCCACGATCTTCGGATGCACTTCAATCGTATCGGCATCCGGGTCGAGCAATTCGTTTCGCGGATCTAGCACGACGGCCATGCCGAACGCGACGCGGAAGACATTCCCCTTTTGGCACACTTTGAGGATCTTCTTCAGAACCACTTGACACTGCTCGGCGTCGTCTTCATCGAACCACTCGATACGCTCGTCCTCGTCTGACGCGGGCATGTAGCCTCGGTCAAGGTCACTGAGGATCTGCGAGATTTCAAGCACGGCATCGATATCCGCGTCGCTTGCGCGGGCCATTTTCATGATGTTTGCTCCTTCTCCTTCGAAATAGCCGCATCGATCGCATCATCGAGCGCGCCGCCCGTCATCAGCAAAGTCGATTGACGGCCTATGCAGATATGCCCGTTTCGAATCCACCGATACCGCGCCGTGTCCCTCCCGAATGAATCCGCCCGCGCAGCCTCTTCACTTGCGATCCTGATTTGCGATTCGATGTCTTCGCGGAGCGCCGCCAGATCGCGACGGGCATAGATCAGTTGATCCGAAACCTCCGCCAAATAGCTTCGCAGCTCTTGATCAGCCACTTCGAATTTTTCAACCATGGCTCGGTAGTCCCGATGCTCTACCCACGCTCCAGCCGGATGTTCTGCCATGTATGGCTCATCGGGGAATTCCGGTACGGTTAGCACATAGCGCTTCAATGCGTCTTCGGCCATTTCAATCTCCTTCTGCCTTGGCGAGAGCGCGGATGGCGTCGGCTACGTCCTCGTAGTCATCCTCTTTTACGCCGGGATTGCTGCCGAAGTAGGCATATCCCTCCATCTCGGTTGTGAGAGCCTTGAGTTTCGAAAGCGCAGTGGTCGCCCCCTCCTCCATCGCTGCGGCGCGCGAGGCTTGCCATGCATCTTCCGCAATACCCTTCGGGTTCGTGCAGTCGATGCCGCCGAAATTCGTGCAGGCATCATCGTGATATTCGGCAAACCACGCCTCGAACTGTTCGCGCGTGCTCATGACTGTGCTCCTTGCGCCTTAAGCGCCTTGCGTTGTGCCGAACGCTCACGCGCTATCTCGTTATTCTTCCTGCGGCGATCCTTTTCGGCAGTAGCTGCATCGAATAATTCCTTCCATGCCTGCTTTCCGACGAATGCGTAGTGCAGCTCGCAAAGTTGCAGCACTTCGTCATCGCCCCGAAACCAGCTAACTTGTATGTCGACCTTTCTCGTTGCAAATCGGTTGCAGCACGAACACTGACCGCGCTTGATAGAATGATCACTTCCAACGCGCGGATATTCTCGGCGCGTGCTCATGATTTTTCTCCGCTGCGCTCGATCTCGGCTTTGCGGGCGGCGCGGTCGATACGCTCGATCTCAGCGAGGATCAGGGCTGCTGCCTTCACGAGTGCGCGTCGCGGATTAGTTGGCTTCCACCACTTCTCGGACCACGGCCAAATGTCGGGCGAACGCGTATAGAAAGCCGCGCCACTGTTGATAATGTGGTTCGTGTGGTCGGCAACTGCGATGGCATATGCAGCCCCAGCTTGCGCAAGCTGGCCGTCTGCGTAGCTGTCATCACGCGTCGGCGTGAATCCTTCCCCGCTCACCTGTCGGCCTCTCTCGGCGATCACATCGCGCATTGCGTCGCTCATGCGCTCGGTTGGCGGCGTGGCGAGAAGTGAATCTGCGAAGTTGCGCAGCGCACGAACTCCGAACGTGTAACTGCGGTATTCGCGCTTCGGGTTGTCGCCATATTTCGAGCAGTTGCGATACGCGAGGCCTGCAAGCTGCTCATCCGTCAGCGCTGCTTGCGGTGCTGCCGCGCGCTCGTCGGGCTGCGCTACGTTCTCATCGCACGCGAAACTGGCCCATTCTTCCTTCAAGGCATCCGGCAGATAACCTTTGCTTTCGGCGTGCTCCAATGCTTCGATCAGCGCATCGAAGTGCTGATTGACACGCACGAGCTTCCATCCTGCTGGCAACGCCGCGCGGTCGTCGGGCTGCGCCTTCAATGCGAACAAGGTGCGCGATTCAGCCATCGTCAAGCCACACGACGAGCATGCGACATCGTTATCGTCGGGCTGCGCTACCTTCGTGTCGATCAGGTTCCAAAATTCCTCGTCGACCATCTTCACGGTCTCGGCATCCACATCAACCGTAGACCCCTGGCTTATCGGCGCTGCCGCATCTGCGGCGACGGTGGGCGTACGAGCGGCGCGGCCGGTTCCGTCGCACATACCGCACGCCATGTCCCACGCGTCTTCGGGTTCGCGGAACAAAACTGTGCCTTTCCCTTCGCACTGAGCGCAGGTATCGTGCGATCGGTCATGCTCGATAGCCTTGTTGGGATCGACGGTGCGCCAGTCAGGCCACGTGCGTCCTTCGTTCTTCGTCTGCTTCGCAACGATAGCGTCAATGATCTGCTGTGGCGAGCCGCCCGCGCGCCATGCGCCGTCGAGCGCGAGAATCACCACGTCGATCCATTCGGTGAGATCGGCCGGATTGCTTTCGATCTCGACCAGTTCCTTGCGAATGTGATCGCAGACGCCTTTCGTGCGCGCGCCGGGGCCGAACGTGCGCTCCGAGAATTCACGCTGACGCGCCAGATGCGCCAGCATGTCGAACGGCGCAGCAGGGGCGACGGGATCGGCGAGCATATCGCGCAGCATGTCGCGCGATTCTTTCAATTCTCGGCGAAGGCCCGCATCGCTCAGTTCATCGCCGCCGTCGCCGCCTGCGCGCAGCACTCGACTCGCCGTATCCACCGCTGCCTGAATAGCTGCACGCTGCACATCGGTCAGCGGCGCTCCCGCCGAATCGGAAGGGAGAGCGGCGCGCGTGTTCCACGCAGTCGTTGCTTTCTCGTCGCCGAAATCTACTTCGCCGTCGCGCAGATGTGCTTCGGGCCCAAGCGCGCCGCACTCGCGGCACATCGACTGCGTGGATGCGGCGCCGTTCGGGTTAGTCGAAAGCACTTCGCCTTCGCTGATATTCCGGCTCCCGCAGAACGGGCACGGCTTCAGTTGGTTGTCCATTTTCACTCCCACGATTCGATGATGAATTTGCCGAACACGCCGCGGAACGTGCCTAGGCCAATTGCCAAACCGCCTTCCTCCACGAGGTTCCGAATCTCCTGCTCTTTGATTTCCTTGTTCGGGAAAATATCAAGCGTGAATTCGATCGACCACGGAAGGGGCAGTACAGGCCGCTCTTTCGGGTTTGGAATGCCTTTGTCGAGGCGCGCAACGGAGCGATGCAGGTAGATGCCGCTCAGCGCGTCGCGATCGTCCCCGAACTTCCCGACGCGCACCGGGCAACCATCGCGGAGAATCGGTACATAGTTCGGGTTCATCGAGTGGCCCACGATGCTCGTGAAGCTCAGGCACGCGTTAGCGATGTCCTTGTATGCCCGCTTGTCCCGGAGTCGTTTCGGCGCGCTGTTCGTGTTGTGCGCGGTGAGAAACGACACAATATTGATGGCCGGCAGACATAAAATGTCCGTGCCCGGCACCTGATAGATCTTCTGGTGCCATTCCAGCTTCGTCTTGTTGTCGCCCGCGTAGCGGTCGAACATGATGTCCCGCACGCCCTTGAGCACTACCGTTCTGGATACCTTCTCCAGCCGCGTGTCCGATTTCGTTGTCGTCGTCATTTCCGTTCCTCATTCTTAAACCCCTCGCCGTGTGCACCGGGAAGGAGACTGTTGCCAATCTCCGACCCGCTACGCACTGCCGTAGCACCTCGCCTCGCCTCTCCTAGCCTGGCGCCGCCGGGCCTTTCCACGCCGGGCCGTGCCGGGGTTGCGAATCTGTGATTGTTTCTTAGTTACGGGTGGGGAGTCAGGCGGCGGACCAGAGTGATTTCTGGCCTCGCAGCAGTTCGTCGGTGTCGACGCGCGGGCGCGCCGGGGTATTCCAGTTGCCGCCGCCGCGCTGGCCGATTAGCTTCCAGCCAGCTGCGCGCAAACTCGCGCCACCTTCAGCCGGCAGCGTGTAAGTGATGAGGCGCGCATAGCCCATCGCCTTCGCCGCGCGCCACGCAGCGCCGTAGAGCATTGAGCACGCGTTCCGGGTGCCGTCGGTGCAGCAACGGTTCACCTCAAGCGTCCAGCCGTCGTCGTTGCCTCGCGCTACGGGGCGTCCGACTATCGCGATACCGCGTACGATTGGCGCTCTCGTGTCGATCAGCCAGAATCCTGGATCGGCGGCTGCAATACTGAATTTGTGACCGATAACCGGCTTGTGGTGACGATGGTGTACGGAGACGAATGCGTTCGCCTCTGCCAAATCGATCGGAACAATCACCAAGCTCATGCTGGCCTCACTCAATCGGTTGCGGTTCAAGCTTTGGCAGGCTCATCTTCCGTGGACTTGCCGCAGAAGGGACAGAAGCTGAAGAACATCGAAACCTCCTTGCCCTTCGCGCCGCGATAGCCCGGCTTGTCGGCCTTGACGGCGTACGGCAGATAGGCCGCCTCGCTCACCTTGCTGCCCAGCATGAAAGCGACGTTCTTGGCTTGCGCCGTCGCTGGCGTGCCGAGCAATTCGGTGTAGTGATCGGCAATGCGCGACTCGTTGTCGCGAACGCAGTTGCAGTTCATGGTCGTCTCAGGTTTGCGGTTCAAAAAAGAACCCGGCCGAAGCCGGGTCAAGACACACGCCGAGAGCACGGGGGCGCCGTCGACGGAACTGGAATAAAAAACGCCCAGACATCGGGCGTGGAGGGCCACGTCAGAAGTGACCGGCAAGATGGGGCCCCTGCACCGACTTATCGGGAGCACGCCGGGTTGGCCAATCCGTGCGACGCTGAGGCGGTAGTCATCAAAAAGGCACGTCGTCTTGCATATCGTCGAAGCCGCCGCCCGCAGGAATGTTCTGATGAGCTTGGCGTTGTTGCGGCGCCTGTCGTTGTTGCTGACGTTGCTGCGGCTGCTGCGCGGCTTGCGGCGGGTTCCCGGCCAAGTCGATAGCCGTGATGCGTGCGGCCAGCTTCACGCCCTCTCCGCCGCCCTGCTTCTGGAATGTCTCGATGTGAGCGTCTTCGCACGCGACCGTTACCAAGGTACCTTTCGTGAGATATGGTGCCAGCGCCTCGGCACGTTTGCCCCAGAGTGCCCCATCAACCCATTGCGTCGGCTTCTTGCCATCGTCGCCCTTGCGGCCGTAACTGAAGGCCAGCGAGACGCTTGCGACCGCATCGCCATTCGTTGTATTGCGCACCTCAACATCGCGGCCCACACGGGCCAGTCCGAATATCTGAATCATGGTTTCGCTCTTGTGTAAGGTGAATCAGGCGGCCATCGCCGCAATTTGCTTGTGGGTGGCGTCAACTTCAAGAAGGAACTGGCGAAGCTCGATCTCATACTCTTTGATCAATTCCTCATCGCGCTCCCAGCGGAAAATGAACAACTGAAGCTTTTCCGGCATGTCTGGATCGAAACTGACGAAGTCGACAAACTCCGCGCCAGTCACTAGCATGTTGTGCAAGACTTGGTTCTGATACGTCGGCGGCACGCGCTGTTCAATCAGGTACTTGAAGTGCGTCTTGCTGCGCGGGCACTTTCCCTCCCACAAACCGAGGCGTCCGCCATCCTCAAGCAACCCGTCAGGGCTGCACCCGACCATCATGTCTTCGCGATAGACAAAGCCACACTGCTCGACAGTGATGCCGGTTCTAATCTCGTACTTCATGCGAGCGAATGGCTCGCGATCGTGACCGCGGTCCGTGTCGTCGTTGGAGAACTCATCGGCGCACGGCTTGCACAGCAGGCGCTCAAGCGCCAATTGGACTCGATAGTCGGCTCGCGTAGCGGCTTCGCCCGATTTAATCTTGGCAGTCACGCAGTTGGCCTTGGAGCCGGTCGCACGGCCGCTTCGATCAGCAAACCACTCAGGCGTGTTTTGCAGGTGTTCTGAGACGATGAAATTTCGCTTCACTTCGCACCTCCTTCGAATTCGGCCTTCTTCTTATCTGCCATCGCCTTGAACTGGTTCCATCCCTTTACATCCTTGACTGCTTCGAACGCGGCGCCGGCTAATGCTCGGACGCGGCGCACATCATCGGCCGTCGTGGCTTCCAGCAACTGGCTCTCGTACTTCATGAAAACTTCGTCTGGATTGCCCTGCGGAGCCTTTCCGTTGCCGTCGTCATCGTCCATCTGCTCCGACAGGCCTGTGATCGCCTTGAGGGTGTAACGCTCAAGGTAAGTCTTCGTGCTGGCGCGGGCTTGGATTGCGTTCTTCGCGCCGCCCGCGTCGGGAGGGCCTCCCATAGACACGCTTTCTTCGTGGCCGTTGACGTGGCGCAGGTAGCACGTCACTTCCATCCAGTCCTTTGTGTCCTGCGTAAGTTTCCAGGACGACGAAAGGCCATATTTCGATAGCGCAGGCGTGACAGCATTTACGACGTCGTGCAACTCGGCGTAGCTCTTGCCCTTAAGTGGTCCGTCCGTGACCTTGCGGCCCTTCAGGATCGTCACTGACTCGGCCTTGAATGCCGCGAACGCCGCATCAAAGGCACGCTTTGCCTCTTTCGCTTCCCACTGCGTTTGGAGCGCCATTAAACGCTCCAATTTGTCGAGGTCCGCGCCGCTCTCGACTGCGATGCGCAGAAGGTCGGCCGGAGTGGCGGATGCCGCCGTGACTGCATGTGACTGCTGTACTGCGGGAGGCTTTGCCGCTACCGGCTGAGCCAGATCAACCTCCACCACATCCGCCATCGTTGCTTCTCTCATGCTGCTTTCTCCATTTGGTTAGCTGCGACGTTCGCGGCAGCGAAATACTCATCCGCTGCGTCGTAGTCGAATTTCTTCATCCAGCCCATCACATCGCCAATTTCGACGTCGTACTGATGGGCTAGGAGCTTCACGAGCTCCACGTCGCCAGGGCCGTTGGCGGCAAACTGCTCTTGTTCGCGGCGCATCTGTTCTTGCACTGCGGCGCGCTGTTCGGCTTCGATTCGCTGCGCCTCGGCACGCGTTGCGGCCTCATCTGCCTCGCGCTTGGCGCGGGATTCGGCTTCAATCGCCTCCTGGCGCTCGCGTTCGATGCGATCCTGCTCCGCTTTGGCTGCTGCGATTTCAGCTTGTTGCCGCTCGATCTCGGCGCGCTCGGCAGCCATGCGTGCTTCGTGTGCTTCGCGTTCAACGCGCATTGATGCCTCGGCCTTCTCCTGCGCCGCGCGTTGTTCGGCTGCGATGCGCTCGCGTTCGGCGCGATCGCGAGCCTCTTGTGCGGCGCGCTCTTCTGCGGCCACACGTTCACGCTCAGCAGCCTCGGCGCGGAGTCGTTCGAGTTCAGCGCGCTCCTGAGCGATTCGAGCCTGTTCCTGCTCATGTGCTTGCTGAGCGGCAAGCATTTCGCGGAGCTTGTCGAGCGTGGCGACTTTCGCCATCTCACATTCCCCGGCGAATTCCTGGAATTCCTCCAGCGTGACCGGCGACTTCTCCACACCCTCAATGCACCGAGCAATATGCTCGGCAGTCTTGCCGACCATCGCGGAAGGAATCGTTCGCATCTCGTCAATGCGGACGCGGATGGCGTTGACGCGCACTCGTTCGGCTTCTGCCTTGGCTTGCTTCTCGCGTTCTCGTTCGGCGTCGTAATCGTCGCGGAGCTTCTGGAGCCGCGCCTCTTCCGTTGCTGTGATGGCCGTCAATCGCGCCACCTCAGCAATCACAGCTTTCTGGAATGCGTTTGCATCCTCGCGGGCGGCCTCGCCAGCACTCTTGATCGCGACACGCGTGTTCTTCAGTTCCATGTAGGCCGAATGAACCTGGTCGCGGCCGGCCGTATTCTTGATCTCCACGAGGTCGGCATACTTCGTCGAGAGTGCGATCAGGTTCTTCTCATGCTCCGCTGTGCCCAGCGCAACGGCGGCGCGCTCAGGAACGGTCAATTCTTTGGTTTCGCTCATGCTGCAACCCCCTTCTCGTCGAACGTCAGGCACTTGAGCTTCGCAAGCGCATCGTCGATCTTCGTCGTTGACGCCTCGTATTCCTTCGTCAGCTTTTCGCGCTTCACAAGCAGACACTGCACTTGTCCTGCGACGATATCGACCTCCGGAGATTCCGCTTCAATGGTGTGCGCGCAAAGTGGGATATAACCTTCTGCAACCCAGTATTTCGTATCGGCGCCTTCCCAGAATTGAATTTTGGGATTTGAAACATTCCATTCGTTCGGCTTTGCGTAGAGCCAGCCTTCGATCTTGATTTTCATGTTGTCCTCGCAACCACCATCGACCATCGAATAGCGGCGTCGTTTTCGGTATCAATCTGCGCGCCGATGTACAGCGCGATGAACGCCAACGCGATCATGCAAGACATAGTGATACGCGGGTGTTTGTCGTAGATCTCGTCGAGTTTTTGGATCAAGTCGAATCTCCCGGCAATTCCAAGCCGATCTTCGCGCTCACCTTGACCGGCATTTGAAGAAAGTCCGAAAACACGTCAGATAGCGCATCCATCACGGCGATCATGTCGTCGAAGTCGGGATCGTTGTTTTTGATGATCGCTTGCACGCGCTCACCAAGAATGCGTTTGTGGACGATCGGGCTCACTCGGTATCTCCCGGCGGTTGCGGCAATGGCATCCAATGAGTAGGCTCAAAGTAGTAGCCGTGACAGAATGTCGGCTCACCCTCATGGATCCAGTTGCCGCGCTCATCGCGTTCTAGAACTCCGAACGTGTAGCCGTCATCTGTTGCAATGGCCAGCAGGCAGCGTCCGTCTTCCGGCGCGGTGTCAATCGGTTGCCAGTCGCTCATCACGCCACCTTCACATACGCATATGCCGCAGCCACGCTGGCTGGAACATGCGCCGTACCAATCACCATCGGCACAAGACCGCGGCGCGCGTTGCGAGCTTTCTTCTCGGCCAGTTGCGCATCATTCATTGCCGCCAAGTGACGAAGTTGCGCTTCAGCGCGTTCGGCATCGGTAAGGCGCACATTGGTGATAACCGTGCGCAAATCGATCATTTGCATAGCAACTCCATCACAGTAATAAGAGCAATCGCAGCCACACCCATAGCTGCAAATAGCAACCGATTGATTTCACGGGCGCGGGATTCGGTTAGGGTGGTCATGGTTTCGATCTGGCTTCGAGAAGGGCGCGGGCGAATATTCCTATTGCGGAGAACATAGTTTTTCCTTTGTTCTCTGCGCAAATTCGATCAAACATCATCCAGGCTTCTTCATCCTTCAGCGCTGCTTGCGGTGCTGCCGCGCGGGCGTCGGGCTGCGCTGCTGATTTACAGCACGTACCGGGCGCACACAGGCCAATTCCCGCACGCTCGCACTCTCCGCACTGACTCACGCTCGGCGCTGCCGTATCTGTGGCGACGGTTTTGTCATGAGCGAGTTCGATCGCACGCTGCAAGGTTTCGCGAGCTCGGTCGATATGCCCGTCGCCAATCTGCAAATCAGCTTGTGCGATCAGCGATTCAAGGGACGGTCGTTCGCATGGGCCATTGTCCGTAAAGCAGGCGGTGCATGGTCTTTCATCACCGCACGGCTTATAGGCGGAATCTGTAACTTTTTTCTCACTCATATCCACCCCCATATCACTGCGGCAAATTGGCAAGCACTGATTGCAGTAACAACTGCGTGCCGGTGCTGATTTTTTCGTGTTCAAGCGTGTACCTGATCGCCGCTACGACATCCGACTGCCAGTCGATGATGCTGTTCGGCGCGCCAACGGCCTCGCGGATCTGGTTTCGTGTTCCGGTGGCTCTGATCTCGACGCGGTCGCCTGAGAGCGGCTTGAGAAACAACATGGCGTCTTGAGCATCACACATGGTTGGCTCCGGTGTCGTCGGAAAGCAGCTTTTCAAATGCTTCACGCGCTGCATCCGCGCGCCATCCTGTATCGAGGCGCGACGCGTGAATTGCCCACGCGATTGCTTCACGCAATTCATCCGTAAGCGCAAAGACGGCATGGGTATGTTTAACGTCACACATTGCTCACCCCCGCTTCCTCGTTGTGCTCGATGCACATAGGCAGGCCGAACTGGTCCCACCGGAAAGCCGTCTTGCGGCGGCACTCGTCGCACCAGAGTTTTTGAACCCGATCTACATCAGGATCGGACGTATCTACTTGAGTCATGATCTGTACTCCGAATCTATTTTGTGAATCGAATACCCTGACGGCTGCCCGCTGGTCCCCGGTTATCCAGCATTCTTGCAGTGGGATTTAGGCAGCCGTCAGGGTTCCCCGCTGCCGAAACGGGGAAGGTTCAGTCTCGCGCTACACGCATTGCATCAGTTCGATCTCGTGCGCTATGCGCTGCTCTCGGCATCTGCTCGTTACGGCAAGAACCCCGCCACAATGACGATCGCACCAGCCTTGACGGCTTCGACGGGGAACTCCACCAGGAATTCAACCTTGTACCGACCCTCATCGTCGTAGATCAGATCGTTGACGCGATCCTGATCCTCGCTTTCCTGCAATGAATTATTGACATAGATGCCATTCAGTTCGCTGTAGTCGTCATCAAGGACAACGAATCGAATGTCATTCTGGCCGCACTCATCCCATATCAAAACAGTTTGCATATAATCCTCAGTATTGTTCCTAATCCTTCCAAGAAAGTGTTCTTGCGCGTCGACACTTCTCCGGAATATCGCTTCGATCATCGGCGCCGCGGAAGAACAACAGAATCAGGGCGTCAGCCACAGCAATCGCTGCGGCCCAGTAGGTCCATTCGGGCATGACTCTCTCCTATCCGTAACTAAGTCCTTCGTATTCCGCCAAGCGCTTCGCATAGCACGCAGCGCAGCAGATGACAGTGAACGAAGGCCAGTAGTTAACGCGCTTTCGCACATCTGGCTGCAGCGTTTCACATTCGTCGCAGCGATCCAGAATGCGCACTTCGAGCGGACGGCGGCGCCACGATTCGTCGCTCATATCTCATCGGCGTCAATGGCCGCCATCAGATCAACATCGTCTTCGGTCATGCAGTACGTGTCTCCGGCAGTCAGCACCTTGCGGCCTTCCTGCATGATGCCGATTGCCTCACGACCGGCGGCCCAGCACGAAAACGTGCCAAGGTAACGGTCATTCGAGTACAACATCCCATCGTTTAGAGATAGGTCACCTCGATTCCAGTCCATGATTTCCCTCCTAGCACCAGCAGATCGCCGAGAGTGGGACGACGCGAACTAGTCGCGCGTTTTCGTATTCCGCGAAATGCGACACGAAAGTCAGCATGTACCGCGAAATGTGATGCCGGATCGGCTCACGCCGAAGATCTGAATAGAACACGTTGATCTCCTAGCGCGACCGCGTGAGCGTGCGCTCGAGAATTGATAAAAGACTAAATTACAAATCTGCGGACTGCGCGGGCGCGCCAATAGTCGTAGTCCTTGTGGTAGTAGGTCTGGCTGCCGTTGAGGAAGTGCTGACACCACGCGTAGGCGTCATCATCCTCATCGGTCTGATTCGACCAGTACCAATCGCGCTGGAACTGGTCACGATGCTTCTCGAAAGCCACCGAGAGCTCCACGCGTGTCGGCAGATCGCCACCGATCGACTTCGCCCACTCAAGTTGCGTCTGCCAGCTCGCATCGGCATTGTCACCGGGCAGCAGGATCGTGTGGGTGATTCGGCCATCGGCACCGATGAAGTCGCCGAGGTAGGTTTCGCCTTCAGCCAGTTCGGGAAGCATGACGGCCGGTTGTTCGATTGTTTGCGTGTTCATTGTTTGTCCTATTTGCGGTGCGTGAGGCGTTAGGCGTCTTGAAGTTTGATGGTTTCGATGGTGCCGTCGAAGTGGTGTAACTTCGCCTTCGTGCTGTACAAGCCCTTCGTCAGCGTTCTGACCGGTTCGCCGTAACGCATCGGCTCGTCAGTGCCGTCCGAATCATCAACCCAGAATGACCAGCGGTCACCGCAGCACGGGCACGAATCACTGTTGTCGCAGAACGTCTCGGCCTTGGCGATTGCCTCTTCGGCGCTGCGGGCCTGCACATAAACGTCTTCGCAGACGTTTTCGTCTTCAACGAAGTAGCCGCCACTGTTGTTTTGGCCGAATCGGAACCACTTCAGGTTGACCGTTACGGTTTGCTCCATGATATGTAGTCCTTAGCGAGGATCGTGCGGGTTGAAATGGAATGACAACTTGCTCAGGTCGTAACGACTGTTCTTAAGGCTGGCCCCCCACCGATGATGCCTGCACCGCTTCCGCAGCAGTCGTAGCGCCTCAGCAAACTACCCGAGGAGCCCGTACGTGGGCTAGGCGGTCGCATTGGCTTGCTGGTTGTTCGTGCCAGTCTATTCCCGGCTGCCACCATCGGTGTTTCGCACTATTGCTTGCCGATCCTCCGCCTATGCTCGCGAGTGCAGATTCTCAACTCATGCTGGGTTTCGATGGATTCCCTCTGCTCGGTGATGCAATTCGTGCCGGTTCTCGTACCGGCAAACGCTTGAGTCCCGCTACTGACTCAAGATCTCAGGCCTTATCCGCAGGCAGCTACCCCAACTCAAGGCGCGGAGGCAAAGTCTTTATCACTCGTCCACCAGCGAGTCGCACACACCGGAGGGGTTTGCTGCCCTCCTACCTGGGTGCAATTTCGGTACAACAATCTCAGTGGAGCGCCCTATACCCCGATCGCCACTTCGGGAAACATCACAGGGAGGTTAGGTTCACCAACCCTGCTACCGGAGTTCACACCGGTTCGCTCGTTAAGCGTTTTTGATTTTGAGTGCGCCACCACTCGTGTCGCCCTACCGTTTCCGGTTAAGGCCGCGCCCACTGGATCTCTAGGGCGCTCCACTGAAACTGCTTGCAGTGTTCGGTGAATGACGCTGCGTCGGAATCGCTAGCTCCGATCTGTATGCCCCGCAGCTTCGACGCACTTAAGCTCCGCTCGGGTATCTTTGGCTCCAACGCCCCGCACGCGATCCATGTTGGCCGCAGGCGGGCAGCGCCTTCTACGCCTACTGCGCGTGTCTCTCCACGCCGCACAACGTCATTCACGGAAAACTGCAACGCTCAGTGTTGAAGGCTGCGACCTCCTTTCGGTTAGTCATCGAGTGCGCGACTCAACAACCCCCAACACTCAACATTGCTTTGCGTCCCCGCCACGGCAACACCTGGCATTGCCAGCTCCGGGCCGGGGACGTTGTGTCGAGTTACCACGCCACTCAACACTGGGCGCCTCTTCCGAGGACATCTCGCCGGACCAGCCGGCTCGATATTTCCACTCTTCCAGCTACTCATGCGGTGGGAATCAGACATGTGTGCGCTCGGGCTTTCGCCGTGACACCTTTTATCCATCTTGCAGCCTCGAATGCCATCAGCGCTGGCCACTGTTTCAGCCACCAACTCTGATGCCACTCGATATGCTGCATTGTTAAAGAAACGTTCCGCTTGGTTCCGATCGCTTTGCCGGGGCGGCACTTCTACTTCTGTGCTATTCGCACTGATCAACCCTTGGGCTGATCGCTACGAACAGTTATGTTGCTTCCTGCATCGTGTACACGTTTTCGTTCCAGAATCCACCGGACGTCGTCGGCGACTTGTTCCCATGCTTCACGCTCGTCACTTCTATTCGGTAACCGAGCCTCTGGGCTTTGGCGATGATCTCGTTCCACATGCAGAAGGTTGCCCAAGTCGGGTCAAGATATGATCCGCAGGTGGTTCGGCCACCCATCGTCACGGAACCCTTCTCGATCAGTTCCTTGAATGTGCCAGCGAGGCGGTCACCGCTACGCAGGCAGTCGTACTTCGTGTTCCGCTTGTCTCGCGTTGCGATGAACTTTTCCAGAGCAGGAACAATCGTCGGTTGGCTCATCTCTGCTCCCGGTTCGTTGCGATGTGTTGCTTGCATGAGATGAAGTATTGCAAATGTACTCGACGAGGTCAAGTACATTCGCGATTTAATTTCTAATATTTCGTGTGGGGTGACAGCTAGACGCAAAAAAGCCCGCGCGAGGCGGGCTTGGGGGGGATAACTACGCCCGATTCGCGGGCGGCTGTCGCACCTAGTGCGGCAGACTCAAAGCTGGCTTACGCCAGAGACTTGATAAAACGCCAGAGACGGCCAAGAGGCGCGAAGTACATGCGAGGCGTCTCTTGAGCAGCCTCCACGATGACCCTGCGGAGTTGCGGACCGCCTTCTCGCTCGGCACGGAGCGCATCCATACCATCCCTGAGCTCCGAAAAGAGGTCCCGTTTTGTCGTCATGGCTTATGTTGTTGCGGCGGGGCGGCGGTGGGAGCGGCGGGAGTTGGGACTGCAGCCGGAACCTGAATCACTATCGGAACCTGGCTGGGTGCTGGCGCCGCAGTCGGCGCGCCCGCAAGGAATCGTCCCGCAACACCGCTGGCGATTGCGACGCCCACGATCCACAGGATGATCTTTGTCTCGGTTTTCGCCAAGCGCGACTCGACGCCATCATTGGTGGCGAGATCAGGCAACTTCGCTTCAATGACGGCCACGGCGTGCTCCAGAGATTTCAGGCGTTCGTCCATGCCGCCATCATCCCCGCCGCCGCCGCCGCCGTCAACTGGCGCACCATCTGATGCGACAGTTAGCGGCCTGGGCGAAATTTGATATATCTGGCGTGGATTATTAGCCGCCATCGGTTTGCTCCGCGAGCCACTTTTGAATCCAGAAGGTGTGATGCATCCTGACGAATCCGCAGTTTTGGCAGACGACCGGCAACACCGGAACCCACGAATGTGATCGGACCATCTGCGTCGAGATCTCAAGGGCGATCTCACCGGCCTGCACTTCCCCATCCGGCCCGGCAACGGGTGTTACCGACCAATTGTCCGTGCTGCAAATGGGGCATGCGCCTTTAGCTCCCTTCGAATCAAAGTAGGCGGTCAATTGCTCGGTGGTGATCTTCATTAGTTGCCGCCCGCCATCGCCGATCCCGACCGATAGATGACCTCACCGACGATCTTAATCAGTTCCATGCTCTCGGCCGGCACTATGCGATCTGGGTATTTCCCGTTGTATGAGTGGAGCATGATGCCGCCCCCAACCTGCTTGAATACCTGCTTCACCAGCGGCTCATCCTCGAAGTAGATCGCATAGACCTGGCCGTCGCGCACATTCACCTTGGTCGAGTCGACCATCATCATGTCGCGGTTGAACAGAAACGGCTCCATGCTATCGCCACGCACTGTCAAAAGCTTGCAATCTTTCGGCCTGGAGCCGAGCGCTTTGAAGAACCCTACATCGAATGGGAGGGCCTTCTTCTCCCGGATTTCCCACTGGATCAACCCTGTCCCCGCCGAAAAATGGTAGTCATAGCGGTCGATCCACACCCGGTTTTCATCCGGCTCAAGGTCTTCGGGCCGCTCCCAGACAACGACGTTACCCTTGTCCTCTGGAAGCAAACGCCGCATCAGATCCCAGGTTTGGTCGATGTCCGAGGCGTCAGTTTTAGCGGGGATATGCTTGGCATCACGGCCGGTTTCGAGCCACTCAGCATCAACCCCAAGCGCCCGGGCAAGTGAAAGGATGTGTTTTGTCCCTTGGTTCCTGCCGCGCTCAATCTGAGCAATAGTCGATTGGGAAATACCTGCCGCTTTGCCCAAGCCCTCTTGGGACATCCCCAGTTCTTCGCGCTTTTCGCGCACACGATCGCCAAACGTATTCATATATTGCAATCGTAATACACCCAAACAGTTCTTTGGTACTTGCGGCACAAGTACAAATGCAATATCATGGAGACATGAACGCACAAACCATCATTGCCGAACTCCTCCGGCGCGGTCTTACGCAAAAGGAGATTGAACGTCGGTGCGGCGTTGATCAGTCCACTGTATCCGCGATTCATACCGGTCGGCGTGGCAAACGAGTTTCGTACGAGGTTGTCATGAAACTGCAGAGACTGCTCGATCAGGTGATGGCCGAAAGCCCGGCCGCTAGTGATGATGCCCAGCCGCCGACCGGTGGGGATGTTAATGGTTCGAAAATGATGAAGATGGTGGCTTAAATGAGAGACCAATATTTGCGGACCAGATATTGGAGCGGCGGTTCGCTGGCTGGCAGTGCGGTTTATTGTGCCAGGCAAAAAGGAATTCTTAGCGATCCCAAACTCTATTCGTGCTCCGATTGTGGCCGTGCAGCCACTGAATACGACCACAGGGATTACAACTATCCTCTCGCAGTAGAGCCGGTTTGCCGCTCCTGCAATGCTCGTCGCGGACGAGCGAACCCGAAGATCTGGGAAAAAAACGAGGCGATCGCCTATGGTCGCGCGCTTCTTGCTAATCATCCGTTCTGGCATTCCGCAGTTCGTTATCACTCTTTCGGAGAAATCCGCCATCTGAGTCGAGACCGATACTTGATGGCCATGGATGATTTGAAACAGATGACGATTGCCCTTTGGAAGGGATCCGATGGAGTTGTCGGACTGCATGATCTGGCTTTCGATATTTTTAGCGCGGAAGAGATTCAATCTATCGAAAACGACACCCAGCCGCCCACAGGCGGTTCCAGTGGGAAAGAGAAGCTGGCGAAAGTTTTGGTTTAACACGTTAGCAGTCCAAATTTGGGTAGCGATGACGAGATCATCGTTTTTTTTCGCCCAACAGGGATAGTCAACCAATCGCAACCATAGGCAAGCATTCGCAATAGGACGTCAAAAATGCAGAAGGAAATGCCTTTCCTCGCCGAGACCCGCGGCCTTCAGAACGCACCGAATGAATTGGTGCAGAAGTGCCGACATGGTCTGGATGCGATCCGGTTGTGCATCCAACTCTCGGGTAACACGCATGAGTATCTGTGTGCCGAGTTGGGTATCGATAAGGGCCACTTTTCCAGAATCATGCAGGGCAAGGCATGGTTTCCAGACACCAAACGCATCGAGCTGATGAATCTGTGCGGAAACCGTGCGCCGGCTCAATACGACGCGATCATGACGGGTTGCGATCTGGTGGAGAAGTCTAAGGATGCACAGATTATTGCGCTCAAGGCCCAACTGGCCGCATTGGGAGTCGCAGCATGAATGCCAACGCACCTCTTCACGTCCACCCGCTCATCGGCGAGGTGTTCGAACTTCTGCATCGCATGGAGCTTTGCCAGTCCGAGCCGTTCGTCTGGATGGCGCGCGATGCGATCAACAAGCTTCGTTCGTACGAAGAGCAGGTTCGGAATAAACAGGTTACTGAGGGGAAGTAAATGGCCTACGGGTTTGTGTACGTGCTCGGCAACGCATCCATGCCAGGGATATACAAAATTGGCATGACCGAAAAGGCACCCTTGGAGCGCATGGAGCAACTGTCGATGGCGACGGCCTGCCCCACGCCGTTTTGGTTGGCAATGTACATCCAGGTCGAGAACCCGCTAGATTCGGAGCGTCAGGTTCATCAAGAACTTGACCATGCTCGCGTCAGCCGGTCGCGTGAATTCTTCCGCGCGTCTTTGGGGGAAATTGGCCTCGCCATCCGTGAGTGCTTTGGCGAGGACCCGCACTGGGAGATTGATGGCAAGTACAAGGACTATTGCGAAGGCAAGGATAAGGAGCTTGACGAGAAGCGGGGTCACTTCTTCTCTCAGTGCGCCGATCCTTTGGCGTGGTCAAAATTTCGTGGATTTGAATAAGGCGTTCGCGTGCAAGACGCATCTCCGCAACTTGAGAATGGGTACACCAGACTCGCGAACGAGCTTCTGGATGCGCTCATCGGTGCGGGTCTAACAGCGAGGCAATGGGCAGTCATTATGGCGATCATCCGGAAAACGTACGGGTTCAACAAAAAGGCTGACGAGATCGGTCTGTCGCAGTTGAGCGCCATGACCGGGATCGACAAGGCGCATCTGAGCCGAACTGTCCGCGAACTGGAGGCTGCAAAGGTGATCCATCGCGCAGCCGGAGTGCATGGGCATAGCCTCAGCATCAATAAGAAGTACAAGCAATGGGAGTTGCTTAAAGAGCAACCCCAGTTGCCGAAAGAGCAACCGTTGCTGAAGGAGCAACGGGGGGTTGCTGATTCGGCAACTCCGGGGGTTGCTGATTCGGCACATTTAGGGTTGCTGAATGAGCAACCACAATATACGTCTTCAAAAGACACTGGAAAGACAACTCCAAAAGACAATCTTTCGCGCTCGCTTCGCGAACGCTTTGATTCCTTCTGGGAAGCCCATCCGAAGAAGAAGTCCAAGAAGGCGGCGGAAAAGGCTTGGGCCAAATGCAAACCGGACGAGCAGCTCTTTGCCGACATCATGTCGGGACTGGAGCGGGCCAAGACTTCGGTTGAGTGGCTGGACAAGCAGTACATCCCGTACCCGTCATCCTGGCTGGAAGACGGCGGATGGATGGACGAATACACGTTGGCAGCACATACGAATGAGCAGGTCGCCGTGATTGAGTCGTTTAACACGTCTCTGGGTGTGGCACTTGGTGAGATCGACCATTCGGTCTTCAGTCCGGAGCGTGCGCAGGCGATTGAGGATTTCCTCGGGTTCCGCCCGAAGGATCCGGATTTCTGGCAGCGATATTTCCCGTGGGTGGCTGGCAATGTTGACGTGCCGCCGCACTGCGGTTTTGACTGGCTTATCGGCCGAGACGGCTTCTCGAAAGTTTCGGGCGGCCAATTCAACCGGAAGGAACAATGAACGCACCTGACCAATTCCTCGATCAACGTCGCGAAGTGCCGGCGTCGGTGGAAACCGAACAGTCCATCCTTGGCGCACTGATGAATGACAACGACGGTTTCGATCGCATCGGCCATCTGCGCGTCGAGCACTTCTTCCGTCACGACCATCGCGTGATCTTTGGCGCGATTCAGAAGCTGATCGTCAGCAACCGCCACGCGGATCTCATCACGGTCTACGAGGCCCTGACGGCTTCGCATGAGGCCGATCATGTTGGGGGGCTGCCCTACCTCAACAGCCTTGCCCAGAACTCGCCCAGCGCCGCAAATATCCGCCGCTATGCCGATATCGTGATTGATCGCTGGAAGCTCCGCGGAATTATCTCGGCCGCCGATGAAATCGCAGCTATGGCCTATCACCGCGAGGGCCGCACTGTCGAGCAGATTCTGAACGAGGCGCAATCGAAGTTTGAGCCGCTTGTAGTTACGACGAGCAAAGATCCTCAGTACATCCGTGCTTTCCTCGCGCCGGTCATCGAGCGCATTGACGACCAGTACCACGGTCGCGAAGCGAAGGTCAAAACGCTGTCAACGGGCCTGCGCGATCTTGATGCGAAGCTCGGCGGCGGGATGCGACCAGGACAACTGATCGTCATTGCCGGCCGTCCCGCAATGGGCAAGACGGCGATTGCCCTGGGTGTCGCTGAATCGGCGGCATACGTTGGCGGTGCCACTCTCTTCTTTTCTCAGGAAATGCCTGGCGAGGAAATAGCGAACCGTTCGCTTTCCCGCGCCTCTGGTCTGTCGCTCGACAAGATCCTGGACGGGCACAAATTCGATAACGACGAAGACTTCGACCGCCTGACGGCTGGCACGCTAAAGGTGACCGATCTGGAGGTCATCGTTGACGAACAGCCAGCACTCAGTTTGGCGGAAATGCGCAGCCGCGCGCGTCGTGTCAAGCGCCAACACGGTCTAGGACTGATCGTAGTCGATTACTTGGGCCTTATGGCTGATGGCGAAGGGAACACCCGCAACGAAAAGGTCGGAGCCAACAGCCGCGGTTTAAAGGCCCTTGCAAAGCAAATGGAGGTGCCGGTCGTTTTGCTCGCCCAGCTAAACCGGAAGCTCGAGGAGCGCCACGACAAACGCCCGATGCTTTCCGATCTTCGGGATTCTGGTGAGATCGAGCAGGACGCCGACATCGTGCTCTTTCTCTACCGCGATGAGGTCTACAACCCCAATACGCGTGATCGCGGAATTGGCGAGATTCATATCGCGAAGCAGCGTAACGGCCCTACCGGAACGATCGGCGCTGCATATATCGGCGAAAGGACCATGTTTGCCGACCTGATGCCCGGTACGAGATTTGGAGAACCAGAAGAAAAGCCGCAAACCAACAAGCGCGGCTTCCAGTAAGCCCCCCAAATGAAACAGAGCACAGAAGTTCCAAATGTCCGTAGTACTGCGAATGAGGTGATGAGATGAGCAAGGTTGTTATCGGGGATGCGACTCTGTATCTGGGCGATTGCCGGGAGATTCTGGCCACGCTGCCCCATGTCGATGCCGTAATCACGGACCCGCCCTACGGCATTGGCATTGCCGCCAACCCGGTGCGCCAGATGCACGAGAGGCTCGATTGGGATTCCTCCGCGCCTGATGTAGATCTGATCAAAGCATGTGTCGACGCTGGCGAGGTCGCCGTTCTGTGGGGTGGGAACTATTTTGGACTTCCGCCTGCGCAGTGCTTCTTCGTGTGGGACAAGATGCAGCCGCAAGAATTCTCGCTCGCGATGTGCGAGCAGGCATGGACGAACAAGAAAGGTCCAGCAAAGTTGTATCGCCAATCGGTTCTTTCATACCGGAAAGAGCACCCGACCCAAAAGCCGGTTGAGTTGATGAAGTGGTGCATAGACCAATTGGGGGGGGCGTCAGTGATTCTAGATCCTTTCATGGGCTCGGGTAGCACGGGCGTGGCTGCTATCCAAATGGGTCGCAAATTCATCGGCATCGAGCGCGAGCCCAAGTACTTCGAAATCGCCTGTCGCCGCATCGAAGACGCCCAGCGCCAGACATCGCTATTCGAGCCAGAAGCACCGAAGGCGGAACAGACAGCACTTTTTGGGGAGTCGGCATGAGCAAAGGACGAAAAGGTCATCCGGGCTGGGCCAGACAAGCCCGATCCAGCGTTGCGAAAGTGCAGGTCGATCCGATGTCTGCTGTGACCGCATTGGCGCGCTCGCAGGTTCTAAAGAGCGAGATGCCCGAGAGCTTTGCCGCCGAGTCGGAAACGAGCGTTCTGGCGGCGCTGGAGATGGTCTGCCAATGTCGCGGCACCCGCGTGCATTGGAACGCCCTCGCAGAGGCTCTGAATCAGTCGTGGGCGATGTGCAATGGAGGTGTCGGCCACGAAGGAAAGGACATTGTTGCTAATGCGCAGGATGCCATGAATCGCTGTGTGCCGGAATTCAACCGCACGGGGCTTCTGACGTTCGTTTCAAAAGCCGATCAAGTCGCAGTCGAAAACGCGATATCGATCTGGTCGCAACAGATTCGCATGCTGACGATTTCGGAGTTCCAGCAGGTTGCGGAACTCGTCGACAGCATCTATTGGAAAACGCCTGCGGAGGCAGCATGAGCAATCGATTCGAAAATCGCTGGACAGAACCCGAAAACACGGTCATCCGCGAGCATTGGCACTCGGGTGCGCCAGTCGAAAGTTGGGCGCACCTTCTCCCTGGGCGCACGATCATCGCAATCGAGAAACATGGCCAGTACATGAAGCTCGGAAAGCGCGTGCGGTCTACGGAGTGGAGCGAAGAAGAAGACGCGCACATTCGCCGTCTTTGGCCTACCGGAGAGCGATTCAAGGCGCACATGGATCTGTTCGGCGGTCGCAGTTACTTCGCGATCATGAACCGTGCGTACGAACTCGGTCTAGGCAAGCGTCCCAACTGCCCGCGCGGTCAATCCGCAATCGCATGGACCTTGATCGAACGTGAGATGGCGAAAGGTCCGTCCGATCGCCGTTTCATTGCCGCAGCGCTGACACTGCATCCGTCCACTGTCTACGCACAAATCAATATCGCCCATAAGGCGGGGCTGATTCACATCGTCAAATGGAATCGACGCTCAAGCGGCGGCAAGCCAACGCCGATCTACGTGCTTGGCCTAGGCGAGGATGCACCGATGCCCGATCCACTCACCAACACTGAATCGTGCCGTATCTACCGCACCCGCAAACAGTCGGCGCGCAATCCCTTCGCGGTTGCGGCTGGACAGGTTCAGGCGCCAGCGGGATCGGCCGGCAGGATCTTCCAGCAGGACATGACGGGCGAATCGCTCGAGGATCGGAGGAGAGCGGCATGAACTGCAAGCCGGGTGATTTGGCATACGTGGTGTGCGGTTATCAGATTGGTGTCGTCGTGACGGTTGAGAAGGCCGCAGATCCATTTTGGGATGGTAGCCCCGCATGGGTGGCGACGAGCCGAGAACCACTCGAAACGGTCAAGCGCAAAAGTCGGGCGCGGTCTATGGCCACTCGGTTTCGTGTGCGTGATTCGTGGCTGCGCCCAATCAGCGGCGTGCCCGTCAACGACGAGGTAGATCAAGGAATAAAGGAGCCAGCATGAGCGGATCAAACGTAATCGAGCAGCCTTCGGGATTCACGCGCCGAGAAGTGATCGACCTGATGCACAAGCTCGATCTGCCGTGCCGAGTAGAAGCGGTTGAAAAGATCATGTATCTGGCGCAGCGTCGCGCCCTGGCCGCCAACAACCTCAACGATAAGCAGGAGAAATCTGAATGAGCCGCAAACTTGCAACGATCCGTCGTGTTTCCGCCCTGCGCCCAATTGAAGGTGCAGACATGATCGAGCTCGCAATTGTGGACGGCTGGCAATGCGTCGTGAAGAAAGGCGAATTCGCCATCGGCGATCTGGGTGTGTACTTCGAGATCGATTCGTTCCTGCCGTCGACGGATGTGCGCTATGCGTTCCTTGAGACGAAGTTCATCAAATGGGAAGGGAAGATCGGCGCGCGCATCAAGACGATGAAGCTGAAGGGGCAACTGTCGCAAGGGCTATTGTTGCCCGCTATGGCATACCCGGAAATCGATGCCGTTGAGGATTCGGATGTGACCGAAGCGCTAGGTATCGAAAAGTGGGAAAAGCCACTTCCCGCATGCCTGGGGGGTACGGCGCGCGGCAACTTCCCGTCGTTCATTCCGAAGACCGACCAAGAGCGCGTCCAGAACATCCGCGATCTGTTCGAAGACTGGGGCCAACACACGTTTCAAGAGTCGACCAAGATGGACGGCAGTTCGATGACCGTCTATTACGTCGCCAAGGGCACTGATCGTTACGATCAGAACGCCAAGCCGGATGGCGAAGGCAACATGCCCGACGAGCTCAGCGGAGTGTGCTCGCGCAATCTCGATTTGGTTGAGGCCGAAGGCAATCAGTTCTGGATCACGGCGCGTCAGAACCAGATCATCGAAAAGCTTCGCGCGCTGGGCCGAAACCTCGCCATCCAGGGCGAACTGTGCGGATCGGGCATCCAGAGCAATTTCGAGAAGTTCCCCGATGGCTTCCACGACTTCTTCGTCTATGACGTGTGGGACATCGACGCGCAAGCCTACCTATCGCCGACTGAAACGCACGCATTAGCTGATCAACTCGGACTGAAGCATGTGCCGGTTCACGGCTACATCGTTCTTAACGACGTCGGCCAAACCATCAGCCAGATTCTCGACCGCGCCGAAGGTCAGGGCATCAACGGAGCCAAGCGCGAGGGCATCGTGTTCAAACACGTCGATTCGGGCTTCAGCTTCAAGGCCATCAGCAACAGCTACCTGCTCAAACACGGGGAATAACATGACCATGCAGACCAATACTGCGGAATTGATCGCCCTTCTCAAGGCAAAGCTTGCACATGTTGAGAACGTCACCGCTAAGGGTGTCGATAGTGTCGCGATCTTCGAGATCGCCGAATTCTCTGGCCTCGCCAAGAAATTTCACTACGTCGCCGAAGAAGAATTGGCAGAGCGGCAGGCCGACGAGAGCCGTGCACGACAAGCACGTATCGAAGCAGCGATAACGGAGGACGCATGAAGACGTGCAATAACTGCAAGCATTCGAAGCTCGACCGCGCCGGAGCACTTATCTGCAAATCGCCGCGCAACATGGAAATTGATCGCGTTACCGGTGGCGCGAAGCCGCGCTGGGAATATTGCGACACACATCGCAATGGCGAGGGATGGCTGATGGCGATGGCGATTGGAGTCTGTGGCGAACGCGGGCGCTGGTTTGAGGCTAAGGAGGCGGCATGAACGCAAGCGGACTCTTTCTGGCTGCTGCTTTAGTGGGTGCTACGACGGCTCTCGCTAATCGAAGAATTGGCCCGGGTAGCGTGACGTGGTGGGCGATTCAGGTAGCGATTGTTGGGGCTTTCTGTGTGGGGAGGTTTGCGTGAGCGAATTCAAGCCTTTCGAATTCATAGAGTTTGAGTGGATCGATGACGACGTGATTGCCGGTTATCGGTCCGGCTATGCGGGCGACCCCGAGCCAGGAAGCGACAAAAGCCGTTCGTTTTTCCACGGCTGGCGAAACGGTCGTGTAGATGGCGGGCATCAGCCGATCGATGCCGCACAACAAGAATTTGCGCGTTCGTATGTTACGCGGTCAAGGAGTTATTGATGAGCACGATCACTCCGACATTCTCGGGAGAGTTCCAGCTAGCAGGCTGGAGCGAATCGCACAACGGTGGCTGCAAGGTGACATTCTGGCTTCCCGATTCGAGCGACCTCGATGCGTTCCGCGCGCTGACGGTACGCAAGGGACAACAGGCTGGCCATCGTCTCGCCGCGGTGCTGGTCGAAATAGGCGATGACGAACAGCCAGTGCAGCCGCCGAAAGCCGAAGCGGCTAAGGGCGGCGCGCTGGCAAAGTTGGCAGCTCAGTTTTGCGCCGACGAGCAGTTCTGGCGATTCATCGGTGAGACGTTCGGCGATGAGGTACACGACTCCGATCAATGCGCCCTCTGGGTTCGCTGCCAGTGTGAAATCAAGAGTCGCGCCGAACTGGATTCGAACGAAGGCGCAGCCGACTACTTCCACACCCATATCCGCAAGCCGTGGGTGCAATGGCGAAAAGACTGGGGGCTGGCTTGATCCGCGCCACTCTCCCAGTCAAGAAGGCGTTGAGGCCGCGCAAGTGCAAGTCTTGCGGCACTGCGTTCGTTCCAGTGCGATCGCTCCAGGCTGCATGTTCCGTTTCGTGCGCCGTAGCCATCGCAGCAAAGCAGAAGGCGCAGAAAGAGGCCCGAGCCAAACGCGACGAGCGCAAGTCCATTCGTGAGGCGCTGGAGAAGGCGAAGACACGCGGGGCGCATTTGAAGGAAGCGCAAGCAGCCTTTAACGCCTATGTGCGGGAACGCGATTACGGGTTGCCTTGCATTAGTTGTGGCATCCCATCGAGGGAGGCGTTTGGGGGCGCTGTCGATTGCGGTCACTATCGGAGCACCGGCAGCGCTGCACATCACCGCTTCAACCTGAAAAATTGTGCGGCGCAATGTGTGAAATGCAATAGGTACTTGGGATCGAACACCGTTGAAATGAGAAAAGGAATGGTGGCCAGATTTGGGCTTGAGGCTATCGAAGCGCTTGAAGCGGATCAGACGCCACGGAAATTCGACATTGAATACCTCACCCGAATCAAGCGGATTTTCCGCAAGAAAGCAAGACGTGCAAAGGCTAGGAGAGAAAGTATGAGGGAGGCAGCGTGACAACGAGCGTGGTTACTTGGGTGCTGTTGGCTGTATCGCATGTCAATGCAGGGACGTCGGTGGCGATGCAGGAATTCTATGATCGCCCTGCTTGCGAATATGCGGCCAGTGCAATTCGTCAGATGAGCGACGATACCTCAATGATGGGAAGCACGCATACCTGGTGCGTTCTGAAGGAATCGAAATGACTATCGACTTGGAAAAACTAGAAGAGTTGGCGAAGGGCGCGCTTTGGACTGGAGATTGGTATGACGCCGGATGCAACACGGTCATGTGCAAGTATCCGGACGGCGGCGATTTCGCTGGCGAGTGCGACGAGATCGCTCATCCCTGCCCGACCGGAATTACGAGATTCATGGCGGCAGCACAACCGAAAGCGATTCTCGAACTGATTGCGGAGGTAAGGAGGTTGCGGGAGACCACCCGCCTCCAGGCGAATGCAGCCCGCACTGGCATGGACGCCGCCAAGCGCGCTGCAACAATCCTCTACGCGGAAGCCGACAAGGCTCGTGCCGAGTCATCGCCAGATGTCCTGGCGTCTGAGCGAGCCATGAATGCGATGTTGACGGAGGAGAATGAAGTGCTGCGCATCGACGCTGACCGCTATCGGCGCCTGAAATCATTCGCGGATCCGAGCTACAACATCCGCACGATGTCGAATGCCCATAGTGCGTCGCTCGCCAAAGAGGAATTCCTCACGGTGCATGCTGGATCGTGGGAGGCAATGGATGCGGTTCTCGATGGTGTGGTGACCGTCAATACGGTCAACATCAAGGAATGGTCATGAACCCCTTCCTCGCCGGTCTCGCAACCGGATTCATCCTCGGCACCTTCGCGTGGCTCATTCTGGTGATTCTCATCGCCTCTCACCGCACTCCTACACCGACACTGCGACGCCGACAATTCCGCGATCAACCGTTGCCTGATGGGGTGGATGATCCGGCTAGGGTGCAATCGGAGCGAAACGTTGGGTATGAATGGATCAACATTGCAGGAGAGTGCGAATGAAGAGTGTTGTGCGTCTGACGCCTATCGTGCCGGGTCAAATGCAGCCAGTCGTATTCGTCGACGGAAAGATTCTGGAGGGCTTCTTTAGCGGCGGCGCGGCAGAAGGACGTGGCTTTCCGCAATGGGCGCTCAAGGCGTTTGGCGGAAACAAGGTGCATTGGATGCTTGGGGATCTGATCGGATTTCGCCAGCGACGCTCGTTATGTGGCCGCGTCCTATCGGCAGATGTCGAATTGTTCTTGCCGGGGAATTATCCGCGCTGCAAGGCGCGCGAAAAAGCGCTTGATGTGCAGCGTAAATACGGCTTCCGATGAAAGCGCAAGTGATTGAATCGAAGTATAATTATGGAATCCTTAATGTGCGGGGTTGAGATGTTCAAAGACAAGATCGCAAGCGATGTCCGAAGCTCTAATCTCGCGTGGAACGAGCGCGAACAGAAGGCCATCGATCGCATCACTGCGCTTGGCCTTACGGATCATTTGGGCGCGGCACTTTTCCGATTCAAATACGGATCAGACGCTGCATCGGGCAAGCGCGCCCTTTCCTTGCTCGCGCACAAAGCGAAATGCTCACTTGGCGTCGAATTGAGTTACGCCACGATGCTCGCAACGGCTTGCCTCAAGGAATTCGCTTGCGACGCATGTGCGACCTGCAACGGAACCGGGACGGTTCTTCTCGGCGCGCACTACGATAAATGCAACAAATGCGATGGCTCTGGCGTTAAACGCTACAGCGATGGTGAGCGCGAAAAAAACGCTGGCTTGCCGAGTGGTTCAATGTCAAAGCACCAAAAGAACTTCGACCGCGTGATGACGTGCCTAATGGGATCTATTGCTGCAACCGGCGCGAAAGCAAATGCATTGCTCAAGGAGCCAACATGATCGTGTGGCTTGATGTGCCGGAATCTCAGGAGAAATCTGCGAAGCGCAAAGGGGCGCAGCTTTCGCTTGAGACGGGACGCTGGTTTGTGAAGGACGCCGAGAATCTCACGCCCTTCATGCAGTGGATTCCGAGACGCGTAACCGCTCCGACGACAGCGACCGAATTAAATCCTGCACTTGGGGAAGGATGGTCAGACCCGCGTGAGACCACTATTAGCCGGAAAGGCAGGCGCGTAGTTAAGGGCGTGAGCGGGAACCCCTACGCGGGAAACCTCCCTACTTTCACCGGAAAGCTAAAGGGCAACATTTGATAGGCGCGAGTAAACAACATCTAGAAAATAAATCTTGCGCGGTCCTAAATCTTGTGTTTATACTATGAGCGTACTGTTCAGTAGTGGTTCTTTAGCCCTACAGGCTATTGAGTCGAATAGTAGAGCCAAGTGGCTCACAGATTTCCTCCGCGAGTGGGTAAACTCGTCCCCAGAATTCCCTAAGCCCTGCCAGCAAATTGCTCGCGGGGCTTTTCGTTTTGGCTCCGTCATGGCCCGTTCCGCAACATTCTCCGGTTCGTTCGGCGGCGATCCATTGGCGAATCTTGAGCGCAGTCGGGCTGAGGCATCGGGCAAGACGCCGACGAAACGCGAGCGCCTTGAAATGGGTAATCGCCCATTGTCTGAATCAGGGCGTCGCACGCCGGATGAAGGCGAGAAGCCGGCGCACAAGACGTTCGAAGCCTTTCTCGGCGAAGAAATCGCTCCCAAGAAAAGAAGCGAGGCTTGGAAGCGATTGGAATCCATTTTCAGTAAAGCATAAGCGTTCTCAGGCGCAATGATTGGCCTACTTCCTTGTGTGGGCTGCTCGCTGTGAAGCGCCGGCCGTACCAGTCATTGCGACCTGAGAACGTTAAATTGATGAGTAAGAATACGAAGTTCGATACCTTCTCGCGCATCGTGGCTTTGCTTGCTGGTGAGGTGAAAGCCCCGCTCCACTGGCCGAGCAGCAACACGCGCCGCATCTCGTCTCGGAAACGGTTCTCATGACCCCGCAAGCCATTATCGACAGCATCGAGCAAGCGCTAGAACGTCAGCGCAACCTCGATCCGGCTCTGTTGGCGTGGTATGTCACGCAACTCGACGATTTACGAAAACTGGTTTCAGCGAACTAACCAACTTTCCCGATACGGCTAGGAGGCATCCGAAGCCCGCGTCGCTCGCGCGGTGCCGTATCGGCCTATTCGAGCAGCCTTAGAGCGAGGCAGCATGGCAATTCTGTACACCAACAAGGGTCAAGAAATCCTTGTCGATACTGAGGATTTACTGGATTTACGGCAGTTGACCTGGTCTATAAGCACAAAAGGTTATGCCGTAAGGTCTTATAAGGTCCGTGGTCGAGTATATGTTGAATTCTTACATCGACGCCTCATGGGCTTATCGCTCAATGACGGTCGCATAGTGGACCATATTGATGGGAACCCGCTGAACAATCAACGCAGCAATCTGCGGGAGTGCACCCACAAAGAGAACGCCGAGAACAGGCGATGCGTCGCTGCCTCTGGCTATAAAGGAGTGTACTGGCGTGCGAAGACCAATCGCTGGCTGGCAAACATCAAAGCCGACGGCAAGACGGTCTTCCTCGGCTCGTATCTGACTGCTGAAGAGGCGCACCGCGCTTACTGCGCGACGGCTGCTCGGCTACATGGGGAATTTGCCAATTCGGGTGACGGGCAAATTACCGCCGAAAGACTGCGCGAGATTGTGAAAGGCCCTATGCAGCGGGTGACGGAAGAAGACAGAGTTGCGAAAACTCGCGGCGATCTTTCCGTCCAAGCTACACCTGTTGTATGTATTGAGAATGGGATTCGGTTTGGGTCGACACAAACCGCTGCGCGATGGCTTGCGGAGAATGGTCACCCTAAAGCCAGCAGAAGCTCGATCACTGCTGTTTGCAGGAGTCGGGCGAAAAGCGCATATGGTTACCGGTGGCGGTATGCGACTGAGGGCGACGCATAATGGCGGCTAGAAAGACGATCAAGGTCGTGATGGCGGAAGCGCAGCACATTTGTAAAGAGTGCCGGTTCGCATTCTACAAGCGTGCCGAGGGATTTTTCTGTCGATTCAATCCGCCGCAATACGTCTATGACTACCAGTCGGGCGTTAGCGAGCTAAAGAATCCTGAAGTCGATCCGCAACACTGGTGCGGTCAATGGGCTCCCCAACTTTCATCCTGAGGGACTGGCGTGGCGAAAACCTATGACACGCGCTTGCGAGAGTGGGCAGACGCGCGCGAAGCCACGTTTCTCGACGCTGTTGAGCAGCATAAGTCGGCTACGGCTGCGGCAGCCGCAGTCGGCGTCCATCACAGCGTTCTAATTCGCGCGCTTGATCGGCTCGAGCAGCGTGCAACGAAAATTGGTTGGTCGCCGGCGCATGATATGACGCATACCGTCCCTGACGGCTTCATCGTCAAGGGCGTCAGCACATATTACGACGACGAGGGTAAGCCCCGCGGTCAATGGGTAAAGTCGTCTGTTGATCGAGATCGCCAGGAAGAAATCCTGCGCGAGGCGTTCGCTGCCATGGCCGAAACGCTGCCCCGCGTTCACGCTGCACGCGGTCCGTCAAAGGTTGATGATGCCCTGTGCAATCTCTACACCTTTACGGACAGCCACGTAGGCGCGCTTGCGTGGCATCGCGAAGGAGGTCACGATTGGGACCTGAAGATTGCGGAGCAGACTCTTGTGGCAGCGTTTGCGCATATGGTGCAGGCGGCGCCATCGGCCAAAGTTGGCTTCATCAATCAGCTTGGCGACTTCCTGCATTCGGACGGGTCGAATGGTCTGATGCCGGTCACGCCAATGCATGGCCACATCCTCGATCAGGACGGCCGGTACGCGAAGGTCGTAGCGACGGCGATCCGCGTCCTTCGGCGGATCGTTGACTTCGCGCTTGAGAAGCATGAGCAGGTCGTTGTGCTGCTCGCCGAAGGCAACCACGACATCTCAAGCTCGATCTGGTTGCGCGCCATGTTCAGCGCGCTCTACGAGAACGAGCCGCGCGTCACGGTGATTCAGTCGGAGCTGCCCTACTACGTCTACCAGCACGGCAAGACGATGCTGGCGTTCCATCACGGTCACCTCCGCAAAAATCAGGATCTCCCGCTGCTATTCGCGGCACAGTTCCCGAAGGTCTGGGGCGAAACGACGAAGCGGTATTGCCATACCGGGCATAGGCATCATGTGGAAGAAAAGGAACACAGTGGATTCACTGTGATTCAACACCCAACGTTAGCCGCACGAGACGCGTATGCCGCGCGCGGCGGATGGCTTTCCGAGCGATCTGCCACGGCCATTACATACCACGAAAAATTTGGTCAAGTTTCGCGTCATACAGTCGTACCAGATATGTTCGAGGAGGCAACGTGAGCGAAGCAGAAACTCAGATTCTTGAACTGTTAAGCCAACTCGTCCAAACAACCAAACGTATGGCGCAGCTCGTCAATGAAATGTCGGAGAGGCTTGAGCGGAATGGCCAAATCAGGGTGCATGTAAATGTTGAGATGCCGACGCCTTCTATCACGTGGCCATACCAGTTTCCCCAAGCGGATAAAATGTCTTGCAGTAAATGTGGGATGAATCTAGGCGAAGTAATGGGATATGTCTGTCCGAATGGCGCGCAATGCCCGTCCGGGCTTGGTGGATCGAGTTGTATGTCGGCTTAATCGCTGTCCGATCCTGTACGCAAATAGCGGACAAATACTGGTAACAGGCCGAATAATTCCGACAAAAGCGGAATAAAGCCTTACATCGGCGCAGAATCGCCGGTTATTCGCATATCGCAGGAACAATCGACCGCAAGATCAGGCGGACGCTGGAGCCGTAACCAGCACTCATACGAAGCATCCCTCCCAGGTCTACGCGGGCCGCAGGAAGTAGCTGTTGTTCCGGGGCGCGAACTACTCGGCCAGCGAAACTCAGGAATGCTCCGCGTGGGTGGGGGAAATCGCAGCCGCGAAAGTACAAACGGCTCGCCCGACTTTGGAGCTTCGCGTGCATCGGCGCGCAATGAAGCCGTAGGCACACGAAACGGCCACCATCCGCAAGGGATGGGCTGACGCAGAGCCAAAGTGTGCGCACTCTCCGCGAGTATGGTGCGCAACGACTTGGCGTTCAGTAAGGGACTCGACTGCCGATAGTACCAGGGCTTCGTCCACCCCTGCGGCACAACGGACGGCTTTCGAGCATGGAGATTGAGGTGCCGACCTCGGGGCATGCTGCATATACGAGGCAATCTCCAGTCGTAAGAGGGCAATTCGCCTCTTTAATGAGGCGTCTCATGCATGCACGCCGGATGTGATGTCCAAATCGAGTCGCCGGGGCTTTCGCGGAGCCTATCGATAAGAGGTCAAAACCGGCCTTGGCGGCGTGCAGCCATGAGAGCGAATGCGCAGGTGCTGACTGCGCGTCGGGGCGGATGATGTCCTTTGGAAGCCGTCCGAGGTAGTGATCCAGAAGCGAGGCCTCGCGAAATTTCTGGGGAATCTCAAGTGGAGGTCGGACAAGTTCGAGATCAGCGCGAACCGCTCTCACCGTAACCCCAAAGAGAACCAAAATGAACTGGAGCTGCCTCGTTGGACAGTACTGGAACGCCTGCGCGCGCAATGCGTGGCTATGGTCGCGCTGGGCGGATGATTGGGTCGCGTGGTACCTGAAGGTGTGAGATGAGCCAATACATTGGCCTTGAACCGACAAAATTTCCGCGCATCCATTGCGCACCGGAAGTTCTGGTCTCGCTGCTAACGCCTGACGTCGACCCGAAGATTATGGCAGCTTGGGTGGAGTCTCAATCGCAAACCGCAATGGAACAGTTTTTCAAGGCATAGATTACCAATCCCGATGGCGGCGCATGTATGGGCGGTGTCCCTGTGCGCTCCCCTGCGGGGCCTTCGTGAATGATGGTTGACCTGACCGGCTGGTGGAAAGAGCGCCCGGGGCACTGCGCAATCCCTTGCATCCATCATCTACGAAGGCGAAATTAGCGACGCGCGATCCGATCGGATGCCACTGCGCCATGCGGTCGTAACAAAGTAGCTTTCCTTCTTATTGAAGCCAGCCATTGCGCTGGCTTTTTGCTTTTCTGGCTCCCGATAGATCGACGGATCGAAAGCGCGTTTCCCTGCACGCGCCCTCGGGGGTTTCAATGACAGGGATTATCAGGGAAATCCTATGAGCAACTTTCCGTTCGCACTCGTTTTGGCTGTCGATGGTGAGCCTCGTGCATCGTCTGAGATCATCGCCCGCGGCGTCGAGGTGCAGCACAAGAACTTGCTTGCGATGGTTCGCAAGTACGAGAGCGACCTGGCCGAGTTCGGCCCACCCGCGTTTCAAACGCGGTTGGCAAAAACCCCGCAAGGCGGCGGCCGCCCCGTCGAGTACGCCATGCTGAACGAGCAACAGGCTACCCTCCTGTTGGCTTTCATGCGCAACTCGCCGAAGGTCATCCAGTTCAAGATCGCCCTTGTGAAGGAATTCTTCCGGCTGCGCGACGAACTGCAAAACCGAGACAAGAATCTCTGGCAGCAGATGCAGGAACTGATCGCGCGGGAGGTTGAGTCGAAAGTCCGCGCCTCGTTTGGTTCGCACCTGATGCTGGAGCGCAAGCGCGAGATCCCGCAATTTGATGCAGCACGGTTCGCTCTCGAAAGCCAAATGCAGCCCTCGCTGCTGAATTGATTTTCCTCAGGTCGCTCACGCGGCTTTCGCCCGTAGGGGCATTTCTTATATAGCAGCATGGCACGCGACATTGATTGGGACGCTATCCGCGCTGAGTACGAGGCCGGCGCCAGTCAGGCGTCGCTCGCCAAGAAGTTCGGCGTAAGCCGTGGCGCAATCCAAAAACACATTGCTGCCGACGGTTGGACGCAGGATCTTGAGCCGGCCATTCAGCGGAAAGTAGCAGAGAAAGTAGCAGGGGTAGTAGCAGGCTGCGACCCGAAAAAAAAGGCCGCTGCGCTTGATGCAGAAGCTACCCGCCGCGCTGACGTGGTTCAACGCCACCGTGACGAATGGGAAGAGCACAAAGAGATCGTCGACACGGCGATCGGCACGAAAGATTTCGAGACCGCCAAATTAGCCAAGATCACGGCTGAAACGCTGAAGATCCGCCAGGAGGCCGAGCGCAAGGCTTGGGGAATCGATGCACAGATAGCGCCGGTAACCAATGTCACGGTTAGCCAGGTTGGCGGACCGCAGGCGACAGTAGATGAAATCCGCGATGTTCTGAAGGAGAGCGCCGCCGCACCGAAGGTCTAGCCCATGGAATTTTCCGACAAGGAGCGCCGCGTATATCGCTCGCTGTCGATGGCCGATCTGTTCTGGTTCACGCGCTGGATGTTCGTCAATCGCCGCGGCTACACATGGCAACAGGCTAACCATCACAAGACGGTCTGTGAAGCGCTGATGCGAGTGTTTCGCGGCGAGTGTAAGCGGCTGATTATTAATATCCCGCCGCGGTACTCCAAGACTGAGATCGTCAAGAATTTCGTTGGGTGGTCACTTGGCCAGTACCCAGACTGCGAGTTCATCTATACCTCGTACTCCGGGCGCCTCGCCGCAGCGTCATCGTGGGATGTGCGCGGGCTCGTACAAGAGCCGGAGTTCCAGGCGATCTTCCCCGCCGTCCAGTTGCGCGATGACAGTAAGGCCAAGGACGAATGGCGCACCACTGCGGGCGGTATCGTCTACGCGGTCGGTTCCGAAGGCACGATTACTGGATATGGGGCTGGCAAACTTCGCCCAGGGTTCGGCGGCGCGCTGCTGATCGACGACCCGCACAAGGCCGACGAGGCGCGCTCAGACACGATGCGCCAAAACGTGATCGACTGGTTCCAGAACACGTTCGAATCCCGTAAGAACTCACCCGAAACACCGATCATTCTCATCATGCAGCGCTTGCATGAGAGCGATCTCGCTGGCTGGCTGCTGAATGGCGGCAACGGTGAGAAGTGGGAGCATGTTTGCCTCCCCGCGCTTCAAGATGACGGCACAGCGCTTTGGCCAGAAAAGCATTCAGTCGCTGAGTTACGCCGAATGGAAGCGGCATCGCCCTATACGTTCGCTGGACAGTATCAGCAGCGCCCGGCGCCGGCTGAAGGTGGCATCTTTAAGCCCGACCAGATTCAGGTCATCGACGCACTGCCCTACGGCCATATCCAATGGGTGCGCGGCTGGGACTTGGCGAGCACGACCGATGGCGACTTCACCGCGGGCGGCAAGCTTGGTCGATTGCCTGATGGCCGTTTCGTCATTGGCGACATGGTACGGCTTCGCGTTGGCCCCGACGAGCGTGACGCGGCGATGGTCAATACCGCCTCGCAAGATGGTGTGTCGACCAAGATCAGCATTCCGCAAGATCCCGGGCAAGCCGGCAAGACGCAGGTTCTCTACCTGACGCGCGAGCTGGTCGGATATTCAGTCACTACATCTCCTGAGTCTGGAGACAAGGTGACGCGCGCCGAGCCGTTCGCAGCGCAGGTCAATGTCGGGAATGTCGTGATGTTGCGCGGTAGTTGGAATGCAGCACTGATCGACGAAATGCGTATGTTCCCCAACGGCACCTTCGACGACCAGATCGATTCGCTGTCTCGCGCGTTCTCACATTTGATTGGCGGCGGTTTGGCTCAATGGGCTGCGCTTGCAGGATAAAACTACCAACGGCCATTGCGCCACAAGCAAGGATTTTTCTCCAGCATGGCTAAGTCACGTCGAAACCGTAGCGTAGGCGTGGCGCAACCGGTCCGCACTAACGATTCGTTCCAGAACGCGGTAGCTCAATTGGGCTGGGGCACGAATAACCAGTCGTCCGCATCGACGTATCAGCTCTCATATCAGAGCCGTAACCGCATCCAGATGGAGGCGGCTTACCGCGGATCGTGGATTGTGGGTCAGGCCGTCGACGCCATCCCCGAGGACATGACTCGCTGCGGGATCGAGATGTCGGGCCTTGATCCCGATGAGATAACGCAACTCGAGAACGACATGGTTCGTATGGCGATCTGGGATCGTCTGTGCGAGAACGGGAAGTGGGCGCGCCTGTATGGGGGTTCTGTTGCCGTGATGCTGATCGACGGTCAGGATCTGTCGACGCCACTGCGACCCGAAACGATCGGCAAGGACCAGTTCAAGGGCTTGCTGATTCTGGACCGCTGGATGCTGAATCCGCCTGTTGGCGAGGTCGTAACCGAGTTCGGCCCAGACATGGGTAAGCCGGTCTACTACAACGTCATCGCAGACTATGCGGCCATCCCGAAGGCAAAGATCCATTACAGCCGCGTGATTCGCATGGAGGGCGCAGATCTGCCCTTCTATCAGCGCGTCGCTGAGAACGGCTGGGGCCTGTCCATTCTTGAGCCGCTGTGGGACCGTCTGATCGCGTTTGACAGCGCCACAGTAGGTGTCGGCCAGCTCGTCTACAAAGCGCACCTTCGCGTGATGAAGATCGAGGACATGCGGAATATCGTGGCTGCGGGTGGCCCCGCTCTCGCGGGCCTGAAAGCGCAGATCGAATTCACGCGCATGGCGCAGACGAACGAGGGCATCACCGTTCTCGATTCGAAGGACGATTTTGCGACGCACCAGTATTCGTTCTCTGGTCTATCCGACGTCCTGATCCAGTTCGCCATGCAACTGAGTGGTGCGACGGGTATTCCGCTCGACCGACTGTTTGGCCAACAGCCTGCGGGGCTCAGCGACACGGGGGAAGGCTCGCGCCGTCTCTATCATGAGAAGGTCCATCAAAAGCAGGAAAAGGAACTCCGCACCCCTCTGCATCGTTTGCTTGAGGTGATGTCGATGTCATCGCTCGGCAAGCCGCTGCCAGATGATTTCCAGTATCAGTTTCGCACGCTGGATGACGCGCCGGAGTCTGAGAAGGCCGAGATCGTGACGAAGAAGGTCGCAGCCGTGGCGCAAGCACTCGATTCTGGCCTGATAGACATTCCGACCGGCATGAAGGAGCTGAAAAACTCGGCGCCAGTAACTGGCATGTTCGGTTCGATTGATGATGATTCGATTGAGCAGGCTGAAGAGGCTGCGAGGCTCGCCCCGCCTCCTGGCGAGGCCGACTTGCCTGATGTGTCGGGGCTGACGGCTGATTCTGGATCTGCGCTCGATTGGATCAAACGGTGGAGGAAGAAATGATGTCATGCATGCCGCCTCCCCCGCCTCCAATGCCAAACATCAAAGCGGCCAGGCTGGCGACTGATGATCTTGTCAAAGCCGCTGGCCGCGCGAATCAGGCATGGACGAAGGCGCAGATGCGGGACGCACTTCGATCTGTGCGCTACTGGCTCGAATTGGCCGAACAGTCCATCGAAGACGACGAACATCCCGATCGTCCGAACATCCCCCAGCCGCAAGGTTTCAAAAGGTGCTAACCCTTGACCGCAAGCGCAACCGCAACCCGGTCAAGACGCAGCGCATCGAGCAGCGGTACGCGCTTCAGCTCCGTAAGGTGGCGCAGCAAGTCGGATCCATCATCTCGCCATTCACGCCCGGCGACATGAGCGCAGTGCCGACCATCGAGCAGTTGCTCAAAGCCTACTCGGACATGCTCAAGGGTTGGGCGACGCAAACGGCATCGAACATGCTGATGGACGTCGCGCTACGTGATGAGCATGCGTGGCAGACGATGGCGCGCGAGTTATCAGCCGGGTTGCGGCAAGAGATTCGCAACGCGCCGACTGGTCAAGTGATGAAGGCGCTGCTGGCCGAACAGGTCGCGCTGATTCAGAGCATTCCGCTTGAGGCGGCGCAGCGGATACATCGGCTGACGCTCGAAGGGATCGAAGACTCCACGCGGTTTCAGGAAATCGCCAAAGAGATTCAGCGCTCCGAGGAAGTTTCGACGAGCAAAGCGGTTCTGATCGCCCGTACAGAAGTTAGCCGAAGTGCGACGACATTGACTCAGGCCCGCGCAGTATCGATCGGATCGGAAGGCTACTTCTGGGAAACGAGCCACGATGGCACCGTCCGCTCCGACCATCGTGAGCTCGATGGCAAGTTCTTCACGTGGGATAACCCTCCCGTGGCCGACAAGCGAACCGGCGCCCGCGCGCATCCAGGCTGCATTTACAACTGCCGCTGCTGGGCGCGTGTCGCCCTACCTAGATAGATATGCCAGAACCCTGCCAATGCGACTCGTGCAAGACAACGCGCACAACTGACTCTATCCAAACGTCGGGATTCTTCGCAACCGAGCAGCTTGGCCCGCACATGTCGGAGACGCCCGAGGGCTATCTGATCTGCGAAGGAGTGCCGATCGCGCGCACCGGAATTCAGGAATACGCCGACATCGAATTTCCAGATCTCCAGGCTGGGCCTGACGGGATCATCTACGTTGAGCGCGCGCCTGAAGTCGTATTTGCTCCCGAGACTCTTGCCAGCCTGCTTGGAAAGTCAGTAACGATCGGCCATCCCAAGGAATTCGTCACGCCCGCTACGTGGGCGATCCTGACAAAAGGAACGGTGCACAACCCGCGCCGCGGCGAAGGCGACCAAGACGACCTCCTGCTGGCCGATCTGCTGATCACCGACAAATTCGCAATCAACGAAGTCCGCAATAACGGCCTACGCGGTATCAGCGTGGGATACGACGCTGACTATGAGCAAATCGCGCCAGGACGAGCGCGACAAACCACCATCGTGGCAAATCACGCGGCACTTGTGCCGAATCCTCGATGTGGTCCGGTTTGTTCCGTCCAAGATTCACGACATCCATCCCTAGGAGAACCACAGATGGCCATTAAGCAAGGCGCCGAGTCCTTTAAGGACAAGTTGCGCAAACTCTTCATGACGCGCGATTCGGAAGCCTTTGAAAAAGCGCTGTCTGAGGAAGTCAAGGATGAAGGCGAGCTTCCGAACATGCCCAACATCCACATCCATATGCCCGGCTCCGAAAAGGCCAACGCATCGGAAGACACGAAAGACGAGGATGCGCCAGCCGATCAGATGACTCAGGTCATGGATTCGATCAAGGGCATTGCCGATTCCGTTGCCGCGCTGAGTGAGCGCATGGACAAGTACGAGGCAGGCAAAACCGCCGACGAAGAACTGGAGGGCGACAAGAAGGACGAGACCAAGGATGAATCCGAGGTCGACCCCGAAGCAAACGAAACGGAAGACGAAGATCCCGACGAGGACAACCCGAAGGATGACACGTCGGCAACGACCGACAGCGCATCTCTGCTCGCCGAATTCCAGGATGCCAAGTCGCGCGCCGAAATCCTCGCCCCCGGCGTGAAGCTTCCGACGCACGACGCCAAGGCGACTCCGAAGAAGGCGACCGATTCTCTCTGCGTGCTGCGCCGCCGCGCCCTACGTGCCGCGCTGACGAATGACAACGCCGATCTCGTGCGCGCCATCACTGGTGATGCAGAAGTCGACAAGATGGATTGCGCCGCTGCAAAGATGGCCTTCCACGCAGCATCGGAACTCGTCAAGCGCAAGAACATGAACGTCGCTCGTAAGACGACGGATGCCGCAGCAGAAGCAAAAGACATCAACCAAATCCACGCCGAATTCTGGGCGACCCGTAAAGCGTAAGGAGCCGACATGCCCTCGTTGCAAGCTTATCAATTCCGCATGCCGGCTGGCTTTGCCGGCGACCTTCAGCGTGCTGAAGTTGCGACCATCGAAACCCAACTGATCGACTCATCGACGCCGCCGACCGTTTTCGGCGTGGCCGTCAAGTATGTATCTGGCAAGGTGCAGCCGATCAATCTCGCCGCCGATACCGCAGCGCTGGTTCAGGGCGTGAACTTGCGCCCCTACCCGATCCAAGGCAACGGCACCGATCCGCTCGGCACGTCTACGCCTCCGACTTCGGGCGTGACCGACATCCTCAAGCGCGGCTATGTGAACGTGTTGCTGGGCGGCACGACCGCTGCGGCCAAGGGTGGCACGGTATATGTGCGCGTCGCCGCTGCTGCGACTGGCAAGCCGCTTGGCGGATTCGAAGCCGCCGCCGATAGCACTAACACGATCGCCATGCCGTCGAACTGGTACTTCACCGGCCCCGCTGATGCCTACGGCATTACGGAAGTCGCTGTAAACATTTAAACCCCGGCGTAACAACGCTATTGGCCCCGCCTAGGCGGGGCTTTTGCATTTCTGGAGCCTAACTCAATGGATCTGTCTGTCCAAAAATTCCTGAAGCGCCGGGAAGTCGCTGAAGCATCGCGCCAATTGGTGCGCGCCTACACGACTGACGGCATGATGACGTATGACGCTGCGACGATTGACTCGACGGGCGCGTTCCTTGTTGGTCAGCTCGAACGCCTCGACCAGACTCTGAATGAACCGCTGGTCGAATTTACCTGGTCGCGCGACATCGACATCCGCACGGACGTTTCGCCGGCCGACGAACTCGCGTCGTTCACGAACTCGGCGTTCGCCATGAACGGCAATATGACGCCGGGCGGCATCAACTGGATTTCGAACGAAGGCAATGCGATTGCAGGCCCGTCGCTCGACATCGGCAAGACCGCCCAGGCGCTGCGCCTTTGGGGTGCCGAAGTCAAGTACACGGTGCCAGAACTGGTGAAGGCACAGGCCCTCGGCCAGCCGGTCGACGCGCAGAAGGTCGAGGCTATGAACCTCAAGCGCAACATGGACTTGGATAACCTGGTCTACTTCGGCGATTCGACCATCGGCACGGCTGGCCTCGTTAATTCCACCTCGGTGGTGACGCCGAGCAATGTCGCGAATGGCGCTGCTGGTACGCCGCAATGGACTACCAAGACGCCTGCCGAAATCCTCAAGGACGTCAACGAAGTCCTGACGACGACTTGGGCTAACGCGGGCTGGAAGGTGATGCCTAACCGCCTGCTGCTGCCGCCGGCTCAGTACGGCTATCTCGCATCGACAATGGTTAACACTGCGGCCAACTACTCGATTCTGACGTACCTGCTCGAGAACAACATCTGCACGAAGTCGGGCACGAAGCTGGAAATCCTCCCGCTGAAGTGGCTGATCGGAGCAGGTGTTGGCGGTACGCCTGGTACGCTCGGCACGGTCGATCGCATGGTCGCGTACAACAAGGACAAGAAGTATGTCCAGTACCCCATGACGGAACTCCAGCGCACCCCGCTTGAATATCGTTCGTTGTATCAGATCACGACGTACTGGGCCCGCTTCGGTCAGGTCGAGTTGCGTTATTCGACCACGTTCGGCTATCGCGACGCAATCTAAGCGCCAGCCGGGAGTCGTTGTACTATAGGCGTCTCCCGGCCCTCACTGGAGCAACGCATGCCTCGCATTGCAAAGCAAGATTTCACTCTTACGCGAGACGATTGTCGCCCCGTTTATTTCATTGCTAACCAGGAGATCCCGGAAGAGTATGCGGATCACTGGTGGGCCGTGATGCACAGCGAAGAAACGGCTCAAGAAACCGTGGTTGAAGAGAAACGCAAGCCCGGGCGACCAGCCAAGGCATGAGCATGGACCCGACTACCTTCAGGCAGGCGTTCCCCGAATTCGCAAATACCGCGCTCTATAGCGACACCATGGTGTCGACATGGATCACGGTTGCGACTTCTCTCGTCAATCCTCTGCGATGGATGGAATTAACAGATCTGGGCATTGAGCTGGTGACGGCGCACCACCTTGCGCTAAGTGCTCGTGATCAAAATGCTGCAGCGGTTGGTGGCATACCTGGCACCATGACCGGCCCGACGTCGGCTAAAGCCGTCGACAAAGTTAGTACCAGTTACGACACCGGTGCAGCAACGCTCGATAACGCAGGATTCTGGGCGCTTACCAGCTACGGCATGCGCTATCTCTCTCTCGCCCGCATGATGGGCTCGGGCGGCCTTCAAGTGAACGGATGTTGGTGATATGAAACCTGGCGTAACGATGACGGCCGACAACTTCAGGGCCATCATTGATGCCATCAACAATCTGACGAAGAAAGACGTACTTGTTGGCATCCCGGATAGCGCCCCAGAGCGAGACGACTGCCCGCTGACGAACGCTCAAATTGGGTACGTCATGGAGACGGGCTCGCCAGCTCACAACGTGCCCGCGCGCCCATTCCTCATTCCCGGCGTTTCCGATGTTCAATCCGAATGCGCTGATCGTCTCGGGAAGGCCGCAGACGCGGCGCTAAGCGGCAATCAGAATGCGGCAGAGCGCTCTATGAGTGCCGCTGGCATGATTGCAGAATCATCGGTCAAGAAGAAAATCGGCAGCAACATCCCACCCGCTCTTTCGCCAGATACCATTCGGAACCGCAGGCGCAGCCGACAGACGCAAAGTATGCGTCCCGAAGAAAAGCAGTACCTCAAATCAGTCGTCGAAGGCACTGACCCGGCTCAGGCGCAGACCGAAGCCGGGATTATCCCGCTCGTTAATACCGGACAGCTTCGCAATTCCGTCACTCACGTCATTCGCGAGAAAAAGTAAATGCCCCTGCTCGACGTCGCCGAAATCCTGCTCGATCCGGATTTCGTGGATTCGCTCGTCTGTGCACGCAATACGCAGACCGTCGACAGCAACGGTATCGCGACCGATGCTGTGGCGACGTACCCGTTCTATGGTGTCGTGACGAACAACACTGGCGATCTTCTGATGCGACTCGCAGAAGGCTCGCGGATATCCGGATCAATCACTGTCCACAGTCAATTCCTACTCTACGCAGGTCAGGATGGACAGGATGCCGACATCGTTACATGGAATGGCAGGAACTATACGGTCACAAACGTCGGCGACTGGAGTCGATTTGGGCGCGGCTTTACAGCAGCGAACTGCGAGTTGATTCCGCTCTCGGGGGGGGCAAGTGGCGAATGATTCCACAGTGGCTGGATATCTCCAGCCCGTAGGATCGGCGCCAATTGAAGACTCGGCGCTTGATTCGATCTTCCAGCAGATGATTGTTGGTATTACTGGCTTACCTGGGAATATGGTGCGCCCGCGTTGGCAACCAACTGTTCCGAAACAACCGGAGCCATCAACCAACTGGTGTGCAATCGGTGTGACAGGAATCGAGCATGACGCCAACTCCTACGAACATCACGACCCGACAGGAAGCGGGACCGATACTCTTATCCGTCACGAAATAATCACCGTGCTCGCGAGTTTCTACGGGCCGAATGCGCTGAGCAACGCTGCACAGGCTAGAGACGGAATGTATGTTCAGCAGAACAACGCGACACTCGACCAGTATGAAATGGGAATGGTAGAGGTTGGTTCGATTGTGACCGCTCCTGAGTTGGTTAATCAACAATGGATTAGGCGTTTCGATCTGTCGCTCCGAATTCGACGTCGAGTCGTGCGTACTTACCAGATCCTTACCGTTTTGTCCGCACAGGCAACGCTCAAGGCCGAAACAGAGACGACCACTCTCACCGAACAGATCATCGTCAATCAATAACCCTCGCTTCACGAATATACAGCCCGCCATTGAGCGGGCTTTTCTTTTTGGACCTCATCCATGACGACGAGTCAACTTTCAATCTCCCGGCTGATCTCGGGGACGGTGAATCTGTCTCCCGCCGCGGCCCAGGCGCAGAGCCTGAATTCGCTGCTGGTGCTCGGCTCCTCGAACGTGATTGATGTCTCGTCGCGCATGCGCGAGTACACCAGCTCGAGCGCGGTAGCTGGCGACTTTGGCACGACTGCTCCTGAATACCTTGCTGCCGCAGCATGGTTTGGGCAGTCCCCGCAGCCATCGAGCATTCTGATCGGACGCTGGGCACAAACAGCTACTGGGGCACAACTGTTCGGCGCAACGCTTTCGGCCACCCAGCAGGCTATTTCAGCATGGACGGCGGTCACCGCGCCAGCATTCTCGATCACGATCAACGGCACGCCTTACACGATCTCGCCAGCAAGCTTTGGATCGTCGACGAACCTGAATGGCATCGCAGCACTGATCCAGACTGCGCTGGCTGCGGCAGTGCCGAATTCGACGTGCGTCTGGAACTCGAGCTTTGCCCAGTTCCAGATCACGGACGGTGTTACCGGTTCAGGTTCGACTCTCAGCTTCGCGTCTGCTCCGACCGCGTTTGGCTCGGTGACGTACTCGGCAAACCCAAGTGCGGCTGCAACGGTCACGATCGGGGGCACAGTAGTCACGTTCGTGTCTACTCTGACGACCGGCAACCAGGTTCTGATTGGCTCCAACCTTGCCGCGACCCTTGCCAATGCTGTGACGTTCCTGAATCAATCGAGCGATACCAACCTGTCGAAGGCTACCTACTCGGTCAATCAGGCTGGCACTGCACTGCAGATCATCTACAAGACTGCAGGCACCGCAGGGAACACCTTCACGTTGGCCGCCTCTGTTGGCACCACCTCAGGCTCAACGCTCTCGGGCGGCGCTGGCACCGACATTTCCTCGATGCTTGGCATGACCTCTGCGTCATCGGGTGCATACGTCGCGCAAGGCGTGTCTGCCGAATCGGCGGTAGCTGCTGCCACGCTCTTCGATAACCAGTTTGGTCAGCAGTGGTATGGGCTGGTAATTCCTCAGGCTGCGGATTCGGACCATTTAGCGGTCGCAGCATTCATCGAGTCGACTACGAATAAGCACGTTTATGGCGTGACAACGCAGGAGTCTGGCGTTCTTACTTCGACATCGACGACGGATATCGCCTATTTGCTTTCGCAGGCCGGATACAACAAGACGATGGCGCAATATTCGAGCAGCAGCGCCTACGCTGTGTGCTCGCTACTTGGTCGTCAGTTGACTGTCGATTACACCGGAAACAGCACCGTAATCACCCTTATGTATAAGGACGAGCCCGGTGTGACGGCTGAAACGCTCAACGAAACGCAGATCGACGCACTCGAGGCGAAGAACTGCAATGTGTTTGTCGCCTACAACAATGGAACGACGATTATCGAGCCAGCGAAGGTTGCATCGGGCGAGTTTATCGACACGATCGTAGGCTGCGACGCATTCCTGATCGACACTCAGACCGCCCTCTTCAATGCTCTCTACACCACGACGACGAAGATTCCGCAGACCGATCCCGGAATGCATGTCCTCGCGACCGTGATCGAAGGAATTTGTCAGCAGTATGTAGCCAATGGCCTATTTGCGCCTGGCACATGGGATGTTGGCGGCTTCGGGACGCTGAATCAAGGTGATTACCTGACCAAGGGCTATTACGTCTATCAGCCTAGTGTTGCTTCCCAAAGTACATCCGATCGGGCTGCACGCAAATCTGTTCCGTTCCAGATTGCCGCAAAACTGGCTGGCGCAGTCCATACGGTGAACTTCGCTGCGACCGTCAACCAATAATCGAGATAACGCATGAGCACTTATAGCTTTCAAAACTTCGCGCTCACGCTGACCGGCCCTGGCGGCTCGATCACGCTTGGCGATGGTGCTGGCGATGCAAAAGAAGGCGTGACCTTCGAATTCGTCGAGAACGCCAACACGATGGTCATCGGTGCGGACGGCACGCCTATGCATAGCCTTAACCCAGGCAAAGGTGGGCGCGCCACTGTGCGTCTGCTCAAGACGTCGCTGACGAACGGGAAGCTCTCGGCGCTGTACAACTTTCAGCGCACGAGTTCGGCGAACTGGGGACAAAACGTGCTCGCTGGATCGGACATCGTTCGCGGGGAGCAGTACTCTTGCCAGCAGGTCGCGTTTAACAAATTTCCGAACAACAACTATGCCATGGAAGCCGGCACAATCGAATGGGTATTCGACATCGGCATCATGGACCCAGCACTTGCGGCGGTGTAAATGACTGACATCGTTGAAGTAGGTGGACAGAAGTATCGGATCGGCCGTATCGACGCACGTAAGCAGTTCCACGTGGCTCGCCGACTTGCACCGCTACTCGCCGGTATGAGCAGCGTTGCCGACAAAAGCGCTGGGTTCGCCGCATTTCTTGGCCCTCTCACCGATGCGCTCTCTGGCATGTCGGATGATGATGTCGATTACGTACTCGATGTATGCCTGGGCGTATGTCAGCGCATGCAGCCGAATGGCCAAGGTGCTCCAGTAATTGCTCGCGGTGGTGGCCTCATGTTTGAGGACATCGACATGGGCCAGATGATCCAGCTCGCCGTTAAAGTCATTCAGGAAAACCTGGGTGGTTTTTTTCCCGGCGCGGCAGTGGCGTAACGAGCATTAACTCAGGACAAGTTGCCCTGCTGTCGCTGCCGGATGGTGAGGACTGGCTGCTAAGGCCGGTCATGGAAGGTTTGTGCAAGTACGAGTCTCTGATCGACGGGACGCTGGCGCTGGAAGACCTGGCACTTTTGAACGACGCTCTCGACGTGCGGGCGGCTAACGAAGAAACCCTTAAGCAGCAGGCGGAGCGCAATAAGATATGAGCGATAACGTTCTCCGCGAATTCCTCGTTTCTCTAGGCTTCAAGATTGATGAAGCTGGTCTCAAGAAGTTTGAGAACTCCGTCGAGGGCGTCACGAAGTCGGTGATAAATATCGGCGCGGGAATTGCTGCAGCGGCAACTGGCGTTGTTGCAGGCGTGAAGATCATCTCCAGTCAAATGGAGAACCTTTACTATGCATCGCAGCGGACTGGCGCCACGGTCGGCAACATCATGGCGTTGCGATATGCTGCAGGCCAGATCGGACTAAGCGCGGATCAAGCGCAAGGCGCGCTCGAGAATTTCGCTCGCACACTGCGCCTTAATCCTGGCTCTGGTGGACTGCTTGACTCGCTCGGCGTCAAGGGCGGCGATCCGGCAGAGCTCTTCACTGGCTTCATCGAAAAGATGAAGGGCATGCAGCCCTATGTGGCGGCTGCGTATGCTGGGCTGTTTGGGATCGACCCGGACACGCTCCTGATGCTGGAGAATGGTCTTCCTAAGCTGGAAGACGAGAAGAAGAAGTACGCTTCGAAACTCGCTGCGTTCGGCATCGATCCAGATCAAGCAGCAGCGGCCGGCAAGGACTTCAACAACTCGATCCGCGTTGTAAAGGACACGTTCAACGATCTCTGGATCGTCATCGAGTCCAAGCTCGCTCCGGTACTTACTCCACTCGTCGATCAATTCGAGAAATTCGCAGAGAACCACGCTGGCGAAGTGGCTCAGGGCATTGCGGATGCGGTCGCAAATCTCGCGAACTGGATTCAAAGCGTCAACTGGAAGAAGGTCGGCGACGACTTCGATTCCGTCTATCAGGCCCTTGGCGGTTTGAAAGGAATCTTGATCGGGCTTGCGGCGATCCAGTTGATGCCGTTGGTGACGAGTATCCTCAATCTCGTCTCGGCCGTTGGCAAGTTAGGTGCCGTTGCGGCCGGCGGTGCGATCGGAGGTCTGTTGAAGGTATTGGGCCCGATCGCGCTGATGTTCCATAGCGAGAATCTTAACGAGGGTGAAGGCGGCTATCTGAAGGATCGCCAGGACGCAGCGGCAAACATTGATCCATCGACGTTCGATTTCAATGGGGCAGCCAATCGTGGTGGATCTGCTCCGGCCGCGAATTCTACTGCATCTCAGGATGACGGCAATCAATCCTTTGGCACGATCGTTGAATTGCCACCGGCCGCAACCAAGACGGCGCCCCGCGGCATTCGCAACAACAATCCGGGAAACATCGTCTATGGTGGATTCGCCAAGTCGATGGGCGCGACTGGTTCGGATGGTCGTTTCGCTGTATTCCAGTCTATGGATGATGGCATCAAGGCCGCCATCGAATTGTTGAAGGGATACGTCGCCAAGGGCTATGACACGGTGCGCAAGATCATTTCCCGCTGGGCTCCTGCCAGCGAAAATAATACCAGCGCATACATTGATGCTGTCGCGAAGAAGCTTGGTATCTCGGCTGATATGCGCCTGAGTGGAGATCAACTGGGCGGCGTCGCGCAGGCAATTTTCCAGCACGAGAACGGCCGCGCAGTCAGCAATGTAAATTCGTTGAGCCAAGCTCGCCTTGGTGTTGCTGGCCGGTCGTCTCCAAGTGTCAATATTCAACAAGACTATACGTTCCATATTGAAGGCTCGTCTGACCCGCAAGGGACAGCGCGAGCAGTCGGTGGAGAGCAAAGCCGGATAAACGGCGACATGGTGAGAAATTTCGCTGGGGCTTTCAGATGAGTGTTCTGGGAAATGTGGTGTCGGCTGGCCAGATTTTGATCCAGCTTCTCACGAACAAGCCAAAGCGCGGATTCGATGATGGCTCGGGGTCGTTGCTGATTCCTGATGCCACCATTGAGGAGATGCACAACGACGACATGGAGATCACTGATCATCCCGTCGAACAGGGAACGGCGATCTCCGATCACGCGTTCAAGCGCCCTTCAGAATTAATGGTTACGGCGGGTTGGTCGGATAGCCCGAACAATTCCGGCGTGGCCAACCAGATCGTTGGTGCAGCGGCGAATGCAAGCTCTGTAATTCAAGAAGTCATTGGTGCTGCTCAAGCCGTTGGTGGTGTGGTCAGTATGTTTGGCAGCGCCGGGGCGACGACGGCTTCGGTGGCGGCATATCAGAGCTTGCTAACCATGCAGGCTAATCGTTCGCTCTTCACGATCTACACCGGAAAGCGTACATACCAGAACATGCTGATCAAGTCACTCGCGACGACCACGGATGCGAAGACTGAGAACAGCATGATCATCCGCATCGGTTGCCGTCAGATTCTGATGGCCCAGACGCAAACAGTGACGGTTCCTGGTTCATCGAACATGGCGAATCCTGAGCAGAACGCGTCAACAACGAATTACGGCGTGAAATACCCACTTCCATCGTCGAACATTAACGTTTCCGCCCTGCCATGACAACGTATTACGAGATTCCGTTGTCGGCAGAGCCGCAGACATTCAATATCACGCTTGCCGGTACGACTTATGGCTTTACTGTGCGATGGAACGTGCAGAATGCTTCGTGGATCATCGACATAGCCGATTCTAGCGGTGATGCAATCCTGTCCGGGATCCCGATGGTGACCGGAGCCGATCTTCTGGCGCAGTACGGCTATCTTGATTTCGGCTTTCAGCTTGTCGCCCAAACCGACAATTCTCCCGATACAGTTCCCACATATGACACGTTGGGAGTCACTTCACATCTCTACGCGATCGTATGAGCAACGTTCAGTTCGGACGCAAAGCTAGCCTGATCGTCTCGACGGGAACGCAGGGGCTTGACCTATCCGATTTCAGATTCACGTTTCGCACGACAAACTCAGACGCGCAGACGCCAAACACCTTATATGTTCGGGTGTATAACCTATCTCCGCAGACGGTCGCGAAGATCGGAACTGAGTTCGGGACGGTTACGTTACAAGCTGGCTACGAGACCGGGAACTTTGGGATCATCTTTCAAGGATCGATAAAACAGACGACCACTGGCCGGGAGCGAAATGTTGACAGCTATGTAGACATTTGGGGCGCAGATGGCGACGAGTGGTCGAATTTTTCCGTCATCAGCCAGTCCATAGTCGCGGGGCAGACTCCTAAGCAGGTAATCACCGCCATTACTGGCGCGGCATCATCCAATGGTACGCCGCCGATCAAGTTTGCGGATGACGCTAACGGGCTGATTGCTGGCTCGGCCGCCGGCACCGCACAAGCACTCTCGCGTGGCAAGGTACTGTTCGGCATGAGCCGGGACTATGCGAGAGATTGGGCCAACAAGTACGGCTTCCGCTGGTCGATTCAGAATGGCCAATTCGTCCTTGTCCCTGTCACTGGCTATCGTCCCGGCGAAGCGGTCGTTCTCTCATCAACAACCGGCCTGATCGGGGTTCCTGAGGCAACCCAGGATGGGGTTAGGGCGAGGGCTCTGCTCAATCCACTGATACGCATCGGATGTCTCGTTCAGATTGCTCAATCAGACATCAACCAGATCACTACCCAGCAGCAGGGGTTGAGCTATAGCCCGGCTATCGCCACGGTTGTCACTGCAGCAGGTTTTTACCGCGTAATGGTCGCTGAGTTTAGCGGCGATACACGAGGACAGGATTGGTACGTTGACATGATCTGCCTCGCGGTTGATGTGTCGGCAAGCAATCAGGATCAGTCTGTCGCAGCAGCCGGTTAATGATCGACCATCATCGGACTCGTGACGCCAGCAAATGGTCGTCCATCGCTCATCTTTCCAAATACAACAGGGATGCCGCCCTTCCATTCGACAGTCATTGGAGTTCCGGTCGGGACAAACTGGCATCGATAATCTGACGGCCTCGGCTCTGCCCACGGATCGTATCCGTCTCGGAGCTTTGCAAGTTGCCTAGTCTCTTCTGGCATATAGCGCCGCGCAATTCTAGCTCGTCCGATCTCTCTGAAAAGCCAATTCACTTCGTTCAGTGACGAGCAGACGATTGCTCCTTCATCTACAGGATTAATCCCCTTTGCGGCTGGTTGCTTAGGCGGTGCATTCAAACTGAAGTTGTATTTCGGTGCATTCGACTGAGCAAGTGCGGCGGTAGAGAACAACGCCGCAGCCAAAAGTATTTCCTTCATCTGATACCTCATGCTCCAGTTAGAACGAGTCAACGACAACCAGGAAGCGCTTCGCTTGGCGTTAGAGGGACATCAGGCTCAAGTATGGACGGCGCTTCCGGGGATTATAGAGAGCTTCGATGCGGGCGCTGTTACGTGTGTGATCCAACCCGCAATCAAGGCCCAGGTACGCGCACAAGATGGTTCGTTGGAATGGGTTCCGTTGCCGCTACTGTTGGATTGTCCAGTTGTCTTCCCAAGGGGTGGCGGGTGCACCCTTACTTTCCCGATTGCACAAGGCGATGAGTGCCTTGTCGTCTTCTCGTCGCGCTGCATTGATGCCTGGTACACGGCGGGCGGAGTTCAAGTGCAGTCCGAATTCCGGATGCACGATCTATCCGATGGATTCGCTCTTCCCGGCCCGTTCTCGCAGTCGACAAAGATCAGCAACATCAGCACGGGCGCAGCCCAGCTTCGCAGCAACGATGGCGAAGCGTACCTGCAGTTGAATCCGACTTCGCACGAAATCGACATCGTGACGCAAACCAACTGGTCTGCGAATGTCGGGGGTAACACGACGATCAACGTCACAGGTAATGCAAGCATCACCGCACAGAACGTTGCTGTGAATGCAACCTCATCGGCTTCGGTAACGGCCCCGTCCATCAGTCTGGGCGCGTCTGCTCAAGCGCTCCTGTCACTGGTGACATCGGCATTCACGACACTGTTCAACTCGCATACGCACGCATCGTCAGGCGCGGGAGTCCCAAACCAGCAGATGGGTAGCTCACACCTCACATCGACAATCAAGGGTGGATAGGCATGAGATACCGGACGCTCGACGCCAACGGCGATTACACATTCGGCGTGAACGGATCAAATCTCCTGGTTGATAGCGCAGAGACCGTGGCTCAGGCCGTCACTACCAGAGTCAAGCTCGTGCAAGGCGAGTGGTTCCTCGATCAGACTGCGGGCATGCCCTACAACGCCGACATCCTCGGTGCTGGCACTGCATCAACGCGCGATCTCGCGATCCAGAGCTACATCCTCGATACGCAGGGCGTGAAGGAAATACTTGAATACGCCAGTTATCTTAATCCGGCCACGCGATCATTCACGTGGGCGGCCACCATCGACACTGACTACGGCACCACTACGGTTACTTCCTGATGGCGACCTACCCCCTCGCAACGCTGGCGTGCACAATTGATTCGACGGGTATTTCTGCGCCAGGGTACTCCGACATTTACGCTTCTCTGCAAGCTTCGTTCCAGAGCATTTACGGCTCAGACATCTACATCGAAAGCGACTCCCAAGACGGCCAGTGGTTGGCCCTCCTGGCCCAGATCATAAACGACGGCAACCAGGCCGATGTCACGACGTTCACTGGCTATTCGCCTTCGTATGCGCAAGGCGCCGCGCTGTCAAGTCAGGTGAAGATCAACGGCCTGCGACGTGACGTGTCGAGCAATAGCACAGTGCCTGTTGACGTCGGTGGTGTTGCTGGAACGATCATCACCAGTGGCGTGGTGCAGGACACGAACAAGAATCTCTGGAATCTGCCTGAGACAGTTACGATTCCCCTCGCCGGGACGGTCGAGGTCACTGCGACGGCTCAGAATACCGGCGCGATCGCAGCTCTGGCCGACACGGTGACGACCATCTACAACCCGCAGCCGGGCTGGCAGTCGGTCAACAACCCGGCCGCCGCGACGCCGGGCGATGCGGTTGAGACCGACGCGGCATTGCGCCAGCGGCAATCGACATCGACGTCGCTCTCTGCGCTCACGCCCCTTCAGGCGATCTCTGCGGCGATCGGCAACGTATCGGGAATCGGCCGATACAAGGTGTACGAAAATCCGACCGGCACCGTTGATTCGAATGGCATCCCGGCACACTCAATCGCGGTGGTTGCCGAAGGTGGCGACGTGACGACTATCGCCCAGACGATCGAGCAGAAGAAGTCACCCGGCACCGGCACATACGGCACGACGAGCATCACAGTCACCGATCCGGCTGGCGTGCCGATCGCGATCAGCTTCTTCGAGATGACTGAAGTCGCGATCATCACGCAGATCACAGTCGTTCCGCTGACCGGCTATGTGTCAACGACGAAGACGCTTATTAGCGGGGCAGTGGTCAAGTACCTGTCGGGCTTCTCAGTTGGGCAGGATTCATACCTTGGCAAGCTCTTCGGCCCGGCGAACCTTTCGGGCGATGCAGCCACGTCTAGCTCTGGACAGACCCAGGCGGAACTCGATGTACTGAGCAACACATACAACCTGCCGATCCAGAATATATATCAGGGCCGCGGAGACATGCTTGTGACGGCCGGCCCGTACAGCGCTGGAACTACAACGATCAGCGTCGCAAATGTGGCGAGCCTCGCAGCCGGTAGGTCAATCATCGTCAACCAGTCAGACGGTTCGCAACTGAACGCGACGATTACCAGCATCACGGGCAACGCCGTCACCTTCACGCCGGCCATCGCAACAGGCAAGACCATCGCGACCGGGGCGCAAGTGCTCGTCAACGGGGACTTGTCCATCGCATTCAACGAAGGCGCGCAGTGTGTCGCCGCTGACGTAACGGTTCTCCCATGACGGCGCTTCTGACCGACTACACATCACTCATAACGAGCGAGCACGCAGACAAGCCAAAGTTCATGGCTATGGTCTCGCTGTTAGCTCAGTGGGGAGTTGATCGGCGGAATATGCTGGCGTCGATACCTGGTCTTTTCGACATCGATTCGGCAATTGGCCAGCAGCTCGACTTCATCGGCGAATGGGTCGGCGTCAAGCGAACACTGTCTGTTCCTTTGTCTGGTGTCTACTTCAGTTTTGACACAACCAGTCTTGGATTTGATCAGGGCACATGGCTTGGGCCATATGATCCGACGACAGGCCTCGTTTCGCTGCCAGATTCCCAATATCGAATACTCCTTTATGCAACGATAGCAGCGAACAACTGGGACGGTACTGTGCCGGACGCATACAACGCGTGGAGCACTATATTCCAGCCGCTGGGTTATTCGATTCTTATCAGCGACAACCAGGACATGACGATGGATATCGTCCTGGTCGGACCGCAGCCTGACGCTGTGACGCTTGCATTGTTTGTGGGTGGGTATCTAAATCTCCGTCCCGCAGGCGTTGGCATCAATAACTATTACTTGCCAAGTGTTGTTGGCTCTCCGGTTTTTGGTTTCGATGTGGAGACAACCTCCATATCGGGATTCGACGTGGGCGGCTGGGTAATCGCCGTCTAACGCATACCCTTTTCGCATGCAGGCTGCCTTCGGGCGGCCTTTCTTTTTTGGAATCCATGAATGGCCACTAATGACTTTCTGCCGTTCGCGGTAGGCAGCAGCGCGAATGTTCTTTCGCAATCCGCCTATGCGGCTTTGACGTCGGTTCTGCAGAACGGCTTCCAGTCCGGGATCGCACAATCCGTCCAGCTCAACAAGGTCTGGCGCCAGTCGTCGATCATGGCGGCCGTTCTTGCGCAATTCATCGCTGATCAGTCGGGACAAAACTCGGTTGATGACGGCACGACTGCGACGCTCGAAACAAACCTGATCTCAGCCATCCGCAATGCCGCCAAGCAAACCGTAATCCTGACCGACACGGGCGCGGCCAACGCCTATACGGCTACCAACACGCCCGCCCTCACCATTCTTCCCGGGACCGGCTATACGCAACGCGTCAATATCGCCCATGCAAACACCGGAGCGTCGACGTATGCGCCTGACGGCCTGGCGGCAAAGCCGATCTACGGCCTAGGCCTGCAACCGCTACAAGGCGGCGAATTGCCTGTCGGCGTAGTCATCCTGATGTACCTGGTGCAAGCCGGCGTGAACAGCGGTAACGGCGCGTGGATAATCATCGAATCGCTCGGCGGCGCCCTCCAAGTCGCTCCCGCTACTGCTAGCCAGCATGCGGTTCAACTGCAACAAGTCGGCCACGGACAATGCCGTCTTTCAGTGTCGAGCACGACGACGCTCGTGCTCAAGCCGCACAACGGAAACAACGTCATCGTCAACGGCGTACCGTTGCAACTGCCTGCCGCAGGCGTCACATACACCGCAAGTGGGTTGACGGCCAATACGCTCTACTATGTGTATCTCGGGGGCACCACGGCCGCGCCGACTCTCTCGCTTTCTACGACCGGTCACGGCACGGCTTCGAATGGCGTTGAGACGATGACTGGCAATACTGCTCTCACGCTGGTCGGCATGGTCTTCGTGAATGCCAGCCTGCAATTTACTGACACGTCAGCGTCCCCGTTGTGTTTGAACTGGTTCCAGAGGCGACGGAAACTGATCGGGAGCGCAGGTTCCTCAGCAACGACAACGAGCACGTCGCTCGCGCAGCTGACCGGCCCCGCCATTACGTTCATTTCATGGGGCGATGAGGCGTTGGATGCCACTTTGAACGGCGTCGCAAGCAATAGCACGGCGGGCGCGACAGCGAACCTTGCGCTGGCGATCGACAGCAGCACAAGTGCGTCCACGCAAAGTACGATGACGAGCACATCGGCCAATCAAGTGCAGACGGTAACGTCGCACGGCGCGCAGGCTGCGGGAGCACTTGCTGAGGGTGCACACACGCTGTGGGCCTATGGCTTCGTGTCTTCCGGGACAGGCTCTTTCAACTCTGTGATTCAAGCTACGACCGGAGGTTGAGTTGTGACACAAAAATCTATCGGCCCGTCATTTTCGGACGAGTTGTCAGAGGCTGGCGTCTCCGGACTTGCCTTTTCGTGGAGCGCTGATGGGACGCTTGTATTTTCTCCGTCACTCACTGCGGCTCAGGTCTCTGCCATCGAGGCGGTATATGAAGCGCACAATCCTGACTCCCCTTCGTGGTCGGCATACAAAACTTCCGCGCAAGCGCTGTTGGACCAGTCCGACATAACCGTGGCGCGCTGCTATGAGAATGGCGTCGCGATGCCTACAGCATGGACGACATATCGCAAGGCATTGCGAGCAATCGTCGGTGCTGTGACAGGCGATGCCACACAGCCTTTGCCGTCTAAGCCAGCATATCCGTCCGACACTTGACCGATGGATGGGATTCTGCCGGCGTTGCAAGTTGGGTGCCTAGCACATGGTTTATCATTGCGCTAGTTGACCAAACTCGGAGCGTCCTCCCATGAAAATCCCGCCCGTCCGGTCGTGGATCAGAGAAGTATTGTTTTTGGCATTCGGACTGTTCGTCATCTACGTTTACTATTGGCCCAATTATTGACGTATCAGAACCGATATTTCACCATCAAAACCGTCGCCCCGGACCAGATAGCAGGCGAGTGTTGGGCATCGAATCGGGTCGGGAGGAAGTAGTGCTGGAGTGCGACGGTAAGCGGCCCGCGTCCAACATTGAGTCCGACGACCTCGCCGAGCTGGATTGACCGCGGCGTATGCGCCGTGAGTGTTTTCGGAGCAACGCTCATGTCTCCCTGCCACCCATAGATCGTTTCATCCCACGACGGGCGGTACGGAAAGATGCCGCCTTCCAGACCGAAGCGCCACCCGCGATAGAGCACATAGGGCTCGAGCGTTAGCTCGATGCCTTGGGCATTGCCGTTTCCGACGAAATTAGCGTTCGGCACCGGATTCTGATTGGCGACGAGCGAATGAGTTTGGGTGCTGTAATTTGCATCGTCGGGGGTGCATTCGCACTGCGATGATACGTGGCCAAGGGAGACGTAATCGGCGTGCCAGTCGATGCCCCACGATTCTCGTTTCCAGAGTGGCCCCGTGAAGCCCCCCATCAATACCGGCGCGCTGAGGCCGAGGCTGTGCTGCATCCCTTGCTGATACCAGACCCCATCGCTGAGCGTCTGATACCAGGATACGCCTGCGCCGAGTTCGAGGTGGACGTAGTCGCTGATGCTATCTGCATGAGCACTAGAGATCGTCAGGGCGAGCGCCATCCCCGCGATGATCGCGGTATGAAAGATCTTCATTTTGTTAGCTCCCGATGAGCGTCTTGACGAGCGGCGCGATGACGGCTTGAGCCTGTTGCGCCTCGAGGTTGTTCAGATATGCGTCCGGAATCTCGCAGCCCTGCATGTGCGCGGCCCAGTCCGGCAGTGATTGCACGTACGTGTAGATGGGAATGACCGGGACGTTGAGCTGCTGCCCGACGCTATCGATGGCTGCGACGTATTGGGCCTGCTGCGGGTCGTTCCCGTTACAGATGGGCGCGGGCTCTTGAAGGATTGGCGTGATGCCGTTTGCCTGAGCATCCTCAACCCACTGGATGAGATAGGCCTGATAGTTCTCGACGGTCTCGCCGCCGTAGAAGTCGTTGATGCTGTGCGCCTCGACTGCGATCTTGGCGCCTGAAGCAATCATCCGCGCTGGCTGTTCTTGGCCACCGCCATCTGTGCCAGCCAACTCATTCTGGAGCGACGAGGATGTTCCGCCCGAAGCTGCATTCGTGACGGTCAGTCCAGTATCTGAGAACTGCGCTTGAAGAAGCGATTGAAGATCTACGGGCTCAGTCGGCGACGTGATCGTGAGATTGCCGTATGCATCGTCGAACACACCTGAAACCTGATCATCGCCGTAGTAGACGATACCGATCACTGGCGTGGACGCCGGCGTGGGTGCAGATGCTGCGGCGCTGGACGCTTCTGCTGGTGCCGATGCCGAGACTGACGCACTAGCCGTCGTCGACGATGCCGCACTCGCTGCGCTAACTTGAGCGGTGGAAATCGGCTGCGCATCGGACGCGGCTCCTGCGCCCTGCGTGACAGACTTGGATCCGCCGCCGCATGCGGCCAAAAAGACCGAGAGCGCTGTTACTGCTGCGACTCTCCAGCGGTATCCGGGTCGATGACTGCTCCGACGCTTCGGCACCAGTCGAATACCTGATCGACGGTCGCCGTCCGGTTGAGCATGGCTCCTGCCAGGAAAAGCATAGGCAGGCTCATTGGCCGCGGCTCGACTCCACCCGTGTACTTGCGCCACTGGTTGTTGCCAGCCAAACCGAAGAGATCGGCCATCTGCTCGCCCGTATAACCGAGGCGGTTCTTGAGTTCCCGCAAATCCTCCGGCGACGGAGGCGAATAGCGAATAGACATGCCCGAGTGCGCGCCGTACGCGCGTGCGAAATGTGGTTCTCATGGTCTTCCTTTCGGAGTTAGCGGGCTGCGCATTGCGCTACCCAACGATTCCAATTTAGCCCCTTAAGGGCTATTAGTCAAGCACAAACAAACTCAGCCCGCTCAAGCGGGCTTTTTCATTTCCGGGGCCGAATTGGAAGCCGACAAGATGATCTCCATGCCCGACGACGAGTTTCGACTCCATGTCGTCGAAAGACTGAACGCCCAGGATGAAGCGATCAAAGAGAACACAGCCTTAACGAAGAGTATTGCCGAGGACACTGCATTCATGCGGGATGCATGGAAGGACGGTATCGCCACGGTCAGGTTCTTCTGCCGTCTTGCGGCGGCGTGGCGCTTTTTGCTTAAGCACGTAGCCATTCCTGTGGGTATTCCCGGGCTTCTTATCTACGCGCTCATCTACTACGCCGATCACGGCGTAATGCCTTCGTGGATTGAGTCGGCTTTCAAGTTGATCAAGCTGCTGTAACAACCTGATTTGAGGTGACACATGGACCCGACGAATCTGGCATTACTGATCGCCGATCTTCGGCGCGATGAAGGGGTTCGATATTCGCCGTATCTGGACACGGCCAAACCACCCAGAAGTACAGTCGGCGTCGGCCACAACCTCTCAGTCTCACCGCTCCCCGCCGGCTGGACTTGCCCGCTGACTGATGCGCAAGTCAACCAGCTCCTGACGCAGGACCTGCAAAACACATTCGCCCAGCTCGACGCGAAGCTCGCATGGTGGAGAACGCTCGACGGGGTGCGTCAGCGCGTGATCGCGAACATGGCGTTCAATTTAGGTGTCGCTGGTCTGATGACGTTCAAGACTGCACTCGGAGCCGTTCAACGCGGTTCGTACGCTATCGCTGCGGCTGCAATGCTCAATTCGCAATGGGCGAAGCAAGTCGGCGCTCGAGCACAACGCCTCTGCTATGCCATGGAACACGGGGTCATGCTAAACGTCGTCCCGCCGGTTTATACGTCACACGCATAAACCGAGAATATCTCTGTAGCAAATAATCCAATGTACTCTCTGGAGCCACGATGGCGGTCCCGTCAAATGTGCCGACCGTAGGCCAATTCTCGTTCACGCTTAAAGCCGGGGCGGACACGTCGATCAGCATGACTTGGCTGGACGATAACGGGGTTCCGCTCAACCTGACCGGATACAGCATGAAAATGCAGATCCGCGCGTTTCTGGGAAGTCCTGTTGCTCTGCTCACGCTTTCCAGTGCATCTACTTCTGGTAGCTACATTGCGCTTGGAGGCAGTGCGGGAACAATCACGCTCATCTTCTCGCACACAGATACCGCGACATTGCAGGGCAATGGGCAGCCCACCACTTCAGCCGGATCGCGGATTACTCCACTGGGAGTTTATGACCTTCAGTACACCGATGTCGCAGGCAACGTTGGATATCTGATTGAAGGCTCAATCAACATTGATCGCCAGGTGACAATTTGAGTTCGCTTAGCATCAGCATCGGCGGTCAAGTTACGACCGTCCAGATCGGAAATCTTTCTCCCGCTGTACAGGCTCAGCTTACGTCTGCAATTGCCACGATCAATACGATCCAGCAATCGTCACTGCTCAACTGGGCATACGGAAACATTTTTCGTCTTGTTTCGGCGACGCGGGATAGTAACGAGGCAATCGTTACGGCCTCGATCATCTGGCCGGATGGTGCGACTGGGACATTCACTACTGATGTGGCCAGTACAGCATTTCCCGGCGCGATTGATGCGTGGCATGCGACCTATGTGAACGGAAGTGTCTCACATACGATCACGCAACCCGCAGTAACGCGAGATGCCAATGGCGCGGTTATTGCGCAACCGGCCATCACAATTACTTGAGGTAGCACATGGGAATTCTCGACGCGCCGGGTCTGAGCAAATCAACCGCCGATGCGCGCTATGCCCAGCAAAATGATCTGCCTGGTGTTAATGCTGTTCGGGCGGGCATCGACAATACAGGGGCGACAGCCGTCGATACGGCTCTGTATAACCTACTTTTCCTGACGAAAAACGTCTACATCCCGCCCGGGACCTATCTCGTATCAAACGCATTCCAGCCACCGTCAAATTGTGTCATCACAGGCGTCCAGCCGGCTTACACCATGGACGGTCTTGGCGGCGGCGTATTCTCTGGCGGATCTGTTCTGAAGGGAGTTGGAACCGCGGTCATTGACGTCGGAAACAAGCAGAACGTGACGATGCGCAGGTTCGGCGTTTGGGCCGCAAACGTTTCTGGCAACGCCGTTCAAGGCATAGGATCGGCTACGCAGTCGATCTGGTGTGATGGTCTGGTGACATTTGCTGCGAATCACAATTACCTTTTTGAGCAAAGCAATAGTGACCCGAATGGCGCGACCGGCGGCGGCCATCTGATTGAAAACGGAGAGATGCACGGCGGCCCCAATGGCGTCGCCATCAAGTGCCTGAATGTCGTTGTCCGAAAAATGATCGCACACGACATCACGTCGCAAGCGTATGTTGCTGTGTCGGATAATATCAACGGCAACACATTGTATAGCCGTGCGCAGAACGTATCGTTTGTCGACTGCGTTGTCGGTCAGCGAGTGTATTACGGCGCTCACGTCTATAGCCGTGATACTCGCAGCATCACCAATGCGAATGGTGTTCAGCCAGCCAAGAATATCCGGTTCATCGGCGGAAGTTATTCCGGTGCGTTGCAACACGGAATGATGATCGGCGATGAAGTTACGCTGGAGACAACGATTCTCTCCGGATCCGGCGCGACGGGCCAAACTCGTTTGCTCACGCAGGACATACTGATCGATACAGAGTTTTCAGGGAACGCGTGGAATGGCATTCGAGTCGTAACGTGCGGGAGTCTGCGCATCCGCGGATCGACCGGCGGCAATGGCACAGCCGGGACCGTGAGCGGCACGAATTACACGAACAACAATATCAGCGCCGACACAACAGGAAGCCTCCAACAAGGAGGATTTGCGGTGCAGGACATGCAAATCAGTGCAGATCTGATCGTCACTGGCACTGCTGTCGGCCTCGAAATCCAGTCCCTCACGATCCCCACATCGACGGCGACAGTCAATGTATCTGCGCGAGCGCAAGTTTACAAGACTAGTAACACGACGGCATTCAATATTACCGGCGTGACAGGCGCAATGCTTGGGCAGGAGTTCTGGGTTCAGATTAACGACAACTTTTCGACAGTCCAGTTAGCGGCTAACACTCCTCAATTTGTTGGTATAGGAACGCTTGTCCGGTACAGATGCGTTGACACAAGCGGAACCATCCTGTTAATCGGCGCACATGAGCCTCTTGGTAAAACTGAGGTAAATCGCGCTTACAACGCTGCTTTTAGCCATAACGCAACAATCGGGCAGCAGAACCAATATGTGAATGTGACAGGCAACATCACGTCAATCACACTATTTCAGCCCCTCGTTCCGCTCGGCAGACCTGGATGGACTTTGCGACTCGTCAATAGCACGGCTGGGGCGTTCACAATTGGGAGCTGGGATTCCAAATACAAATGGCCCGCTGCTCAATTCCCGAGCGGTGCACCAACGACCATCGCAGCAAATACTTCACTCCTTCTGGAGTTTTTCTGGAACGGAACGAATATGGTCGCCAAGGGTTCTTGGGTTTACTGATCCAATAGCATCATCCATCACAGCCGCCTCAGGGCGGCTTTTCTCATTTCTGGACACGCAATGAGCGTTGAAGAAACACACGAGCAGGCCCATTCGTTCCGCGAAATTGTGAAATTTCCTGGCCATGCAGAGCGCACCGAATCGAGCGAGTTCCGCAAGAACAAAAGACTGTTGGTCAAGCAACTTGACGTCCCATGCTGGATCTGTGGATCACGCGAGGCGCGCGAGGTTCACCACCTCCACGAATGGAGTTTGTGGCCAGCACTCGACCACGAGAAGGTTCTCGATACCCTTCACGTCTTCGATCCCTACGGCTACACCCACAAGATGGGCGAACAGCCGATCGAGTCGCCAGACGACATCCGTAACCTTTTGGTCCTTTGCGGGCATCACGAGATTGGCGGCGTTCCGGTTCCCGGCGGCCATCACCGCGGCGTCGATCTCGGCGTGCACGACCTCACGATGCCTACCTGGCTGGCTCTGAAGTCCGTCAAACCCGGCGTCGAAATCACGAAGGCCATCGGTCATGCGCAGGCCGAAGATAGCAAATTGCGCGGCAAATCTTCCTCGGAGAAAGCATGAACCTCAGCAACATCTCGCCCGTTAGCCAAAAGCTCATCGTTGGCGGCGTGCTGTTCGCAGCGTGGTCGTATCTCGTCTATACCGGCAAAGTTCCGGCGACAGACTATGTCGAGAACATCAAGATCGGCCTCGGTGGTCTGGGGCTATACCACGTCGTCACGAATACCACCTCGAAGCAAACTCCTCCCGCGCAGTAACCCCTCTCGCCGCGCCTGCGGCAAACCACCGGACTAAACATCCGGACCTCCTCGCAAACACTGGAGTTCTCATGAAGAAGCTCATGCTGCTCGCAGCAGGCATTGTCGCGCTTGTTGCCTTTGCTGGCTGCGCGACCGTAACGGTTACGCCCGCTCAAATTGCCACCGCACTCTGCGCGCCGACCAACACCGCGATTGCCGATTACAAGGCATTCGCTGCGCTTTATCCGACGCTTCCCGCCGTCCAAACGGGCAACGAGATTCTGACGAAGTATCAACCTGTGGTGACGGCGGTGTGCGCCGAAGGTGCGACGGTCACGGCCACCAACGTGCAAGACCTGATTAGCCAAGGCATTCCCGCTGTGGCCGCGATCGTCGCGACGGTCCCGATGCCGGCCTCTACGCAGACGGCAATTCAGGCTGGCTTCGCCGCAGCAGAGCTGGTCGTGAATCTGGTAGGTACGTACGAAAGCGCGTTGTCGACGGCGCAAACAGAGGTTGCTTCGGGGGCCTCTGCAGATGCAGTTGTGGCAGCCGCGAAGATGTCGGTCAAAGTGCAGCAATGAGCGCATTCCTGACCGATCTCGAAGTTGAGTTGGTCAGTGACGCCACGAACAGCGGTCGTGGTACGTGGCGTCTCACCGCTCCTCTTGTCTATCAATCCGACGTCGCCAAACAGACCTTCACTGTTCCGACTGGATTCGAAACCGATTTCGCCTCGGTGCCGCGCACCCCTGTCGCATTCTTGCTGACAGCCGATAGTGCGCATGCTGCCTCGGCCGTCCACGACTTTCTTTACACACCTCCGCATCAGGTTGCGCGCGACATTGCTGATGCAGTGCTGAAAGAGGCGTCGGAGGTCTCGGGCGTGCCTGACTGGCGAGCATGGTTGATGTGGGCTGGCGTTCGCGTGGGCGGTGCATCTCATTGGGGTGATTCGTGATCAGCAACATGAAACTAGGCAAACAAGCACCCGTAGTCGATCCGCGCGTGCCCCATCTGTCTGACCGCTGCAAGCTCGCACGTCCTCTGCCGGCCGTCGATTGGACGCCAGCAGTCAAGACGTTCACGGCACTCGGCAATAATCAATACGGGGATTGCACCGCGGCGGCGGCATTCCATACGGCCCAGACTCTACTGGCAAATGCCTCAGGATCTTCGTGGGTGCCGACCGACCAGGACGCACTCAATCTCTACGCCGCCACAAGCGGATTTCCGAAGGTCGATGAAGGCGCAGTAGAACTCGATGTTTTGAAGTACTGGGCTTCGACTGGCATCCCAACGCCAGCAGGGCAAGACACGATTGCATTCACGACGCTGAATCCGCGCAATCTGGATGAGCTGAAATTGTCGATTCAGTGGTTTGGCAGCGCGTACATCGGCGTCGCAATGCCGCTGTCGTGTCAGACGCAAGGGCATCTGTGGGACGTGCCTGCGGGAGGCACTACAGGACCGGGCGCGCCGAATAGTTGGGGCGGCCACGCCCTCTGTCTACTGGCTTATGACGACAAGACCTTCACGGCAATCTCGTGGGGCGAGAAGTACAAGATGACGTATGCGTTTGCGCAAACGTATATCGACGAAGCCTACGCTGTGCTCAGCCGTCACTGGCTGGACGTCGCTGGCATCGCCCCCTCCAATATCGGCTGGCAGGAACTCCAGGCCGATATGAAGGCAATTACAGGATAAACCCTGTATCCGCCAATTACAGCCTCAGATCTGTGATTGGCGCACCCCTCTCTTCGCAACCTCGCGTTGCTCCTCAATCCCAACTTTCCCGATTGGCAGTTGCCTGTAAATTCGCAGCAATAATCGAGCGCGTACGCAGGTCAAGAGTTGGCCAGATAGCAATCAAATCCTCGTAGGCATAGTTCTTCCATTCGTGTGCTCGTTCGCACCTTTCCCAATTCGGCTCGGCGAAATCCGTTGGCGGTTCGTATAGCAGATCTTTCAT